ATCAGAGAATAAAGGGTTTGAGACACTACAGGGTGCCGGTCATAAATAACTGACCGTTTATCCTGTAGGTATTTTTTTACTCTTTCGTTAATCTCGCCTGGGTATTTTTCTCTACCTTCACTAGCCCTAATCGGCATATTAAAGGCTTCAGACAAGACTTTAGCTAGAGTGGATTTACCAGAATTGTCTGGGCCTTCAAGTACGATAGTAGTCATGTAAAACTCTCTGTTGATTTTGGTTTGATTATTATTTAATAGTAAACACTCAACAAGTCAATCGAAAGGTTCAACATGCTTTCTGAGTATCTTACGGTAAAGGAAGCAGCTGATTTACTAGGTCTCAAACCCCCTACATTAAGTGCAAGAATAAGAAAAGGCCTTATAAAAAGTGAGAAAAAAGGCTGGAACGTATTCATTCACCTAGATGAGATAAAGAGGCTTAAGTCAGATGCTGATACTACAAATATGGGCAAAACAACCCGGTGACTACTTCTTTATCAGCACAAAATCAGCCGATAAGAAGTGGTATGATAAAGCCTTTCATAGGAGTGAGTTAAAAAAGGTAAGAGAATACATAGAGGATAATCTAGACAAAGACGTTTATTGGTGTCCTCATGGTTTTTCTAAACCTTTTCGTCAAAAGAGGTTTTCAGTACCGCCTTTCCTATTATGGGCTGACCTAGATGAGGCTAATCCTAGCGAAATACCAGTAAAGCCATCGGTAGCTTGGGAGTCTTCACCTGGTAGATATGCCTGTGTTTGGCTTGTAGATGAAAAAATAACCGACACTGTTAATCAAAGACTTACACAGTTTGTAGGGGCAGATCCCGGTGGGTGGGATTACACTCAGGTGCTTAGGGTACCTGGCACTAGGAATTATAAATACAGTAGCTCACCAAAAGTTAGGTATATACTAAAAGATGGACCCTCTTATAGCTATAAAGAATTAATTAAGAGTATACCAAAAGCTAAAGAGGTCAAAAAAGAAGAACATGACTCATCTGCTATCTTTAAAAAATATGAAAAGCAACTATCACCATTCGTTAGAAAAGAGTTGCTTAATGGTAAGCCGCAAATAGGTAAGAGAAGTGAAGTCTTCTGGAAATTAGCTAACGAATTAGTAGAAAGTGGTGTATCACGAGAAGAGACTAAAATACTATTAGCCAATTCTGTATGGAATAAATTTAAAGGTCGAAATGACGAAGATCGCCAACTAAATGATGCTATAGAAAAAGCAGTGGAAGAAAAATTCAGTAAAAAAGATACTGAAGAAGAGCCCTATAAGTACCTATCAAAAACTTTAGAAGACTATGACGACGAAGAGACGGATTGGATAATACCGGGGTGGCTAGCAGCGAGTGAAGTAAATATACTACAGGGTGACCCCGGTATCGGAAAAAGCCAGTTAGCTCAGTACTTTGCAGGATGTATAGCTGATGGTAGAACTTTCCCTACAGATAAAAGGATGAAGCCTGTAGTAGGCTCTGTAGCATTGTTTGATCCAGAAAATAGTCCATCTATAGTTACACGAAAGAGGATGAGGAATAATGGCTTTAAGTGCCTTAATAAGATCTTCTGTGAGGTTCAATCCTTTCAGCTAGATGATGAAGCTACAGTAAATTATGTGATGGAGAGGCTTGATTCTGTAAAGGACTTAAAGCTTGTTATTTTTGATACCATCGGAAACTTTACTGGCTCTGTAGATACTCATAAAGGTTCCGATGTTACCAAAATGTTTTATGTTTTAAAACAGATAGCTATAAGGAAAAGGTGTTCAGTTTTAGTGCTTGCTCACCTTAACAAGAGTAAAGGTAACTCTGCACTCTACAAAGGTATGGGAAGTATAGCATCAGCCGGTGCCGCAAGGATCGTAAACCAAGTAGCAAAACACCCTGTAGATGAGAATGTTTTAGTATTATCACAAGTTAAAAATAACCTAGGGCCTCACCAAAAGAGTAGGGTTTTTACTATCGAAAATTTACCGGATTTATTAAATGAAACAGATAGATGTAAGATTATAATAGGTGACACAATAGATTTAAGTGCGGATGATGTTCTTAACTCAGATAAACACAAGGAGCAAAAGCCGGATGATCTACAGCAAAAAATAGAGGCCTGTATTGATTGGTTAGACATGATTTTAGGTGAAGGGCCCGTTGAGGCAGTGAAAGTTCAAACTGCATCTGATAAGAAAGGTTTTAGCAAGAGAGTACTACAATCCGCTTGCGAGACTATGGGTGTTATAAAAGATAAGAAAGGTTTTGGCGGTAAATCCTACTGGGGTTTACCAGGCAGTACTGCTAAAAAAGATAACCTTGAGTAGTAAACTAGAAGAAACCCACTAGATTATTAGTCTAGTGGGCTTATTTTTAGTATAGGTGTTACTAAACTTTTGGGTATTTTGAAGTGATAAACTCTTCAGGTGCTACTAGGTCAGCGAAGATAAGGGGGAAGATTTCCTTAGCGTATGGTAGAATACAAAGACTTAGCCTTCTGATTTCAGCATCAGCACCCTCGCCACCTCTTAATTCTAAAAAGTGTCTTAATGCTCTTAGGTTACAAGTCATTACCAGCCTTGTTTCTGCAGCATTGGGTAGTAAAGATCTAGCTGTTTCATTGATACGCTTTTTAAGCTTACTAGGTACTTTAACGTCTGAGTTTATATACCCTAAGTCTTTTTGAAGGTTAATGTAAGCCTGTAAGCTATGGTCACAAGCAGTCTTAAAGTTATTAATAAGACCCTCATCATTCAAGTCAACTAACAAGGGCGGAATAACAAACTTTAGGTCTTTAGCATCTACATACCGTTGGGACTCTTGACTCCATGCAAAGCCAGCTCTATGACGAACAAGCTCGTGACTACAGGAACGTGAGATACCAGAGATAGCGAAGGAGATGCTTGAGTGCTCAAGAACAGAGCCGTGTCTTTGCTCTAGAATGTTCTCGATATACTGTTTGCTATCACGACCCTTTTCCCAGGACCGGTAGCAGTGTCTACCAGCAAACTCAACTAGCGCATCTGGTACCTTAGAAGTAAACAACTGATGTAGCGGGGTAGACTCGTTATCAGCTAGATCGCCTAAACTATGATAATCGACCCAGTAATCCAGGTTTTCATGACTCATCGTAGACCAAGCAATGGGTACTACTGTAGGTTGTGTAAGATACATAGATTCATAATCCTTTTAAAGTTAGCTTGAAGAGATATTAATACACTGGCTTGATCCATAGTCAACCCGACATCTTCTGGTAAACCCAGTGTAGAATACTGGCCTTCAACAGCCATATACTTTTTTTCTTTTTTTAAAGTAGCTTCATAACCCCCTTTATTAAACTCTTTTTTAGCAGCTGCTATAACCTCCCTAATAAAGGTATACGAGCCTATAAGTTTAGCTTTATCCCAGTGATTACCTATACTAAGAAGATAGTAATTTTTACTTCCACCCCAAAGCCCGCCACGGGTTATCACTAACCTAACATAGTCAACATGATCCGTTACCCAAAAGCCAAAAACGTAACTCCAACCCTCACCCATAAGAAGCTCGTCAGCTTTAGGTAGATTAGCGATCTGTATTTGATCTAAAAGTAAGTGCCTTAAATACTCTGAGCTTGATATACTCAGTTTATGACATTGGTCTTCAATAAAGGCTCTATGATCTTCAGTGATAGAGGTATTGATAGTTACATCTTTATTCTTAAGTTTCTTGATTGACATAGTGACCTCTTTATTTAGGTTATAGTTAAGTTATTATAGATAAGATAGAGGTGAATGATACTTTAGATGCTTTGGATATAAGTACACCATTGTGGTGCATTACGTTTTGTCCATTTTGGTAGAAGTTTATCAGCGGGCCAACGGGCGTTTAAATATGTACGATAAGCTTCAATAAGAGGTAGGTGTTTAAAGTCTAAGTCACGCTTTTTAGAAGCAGCAGCATTATAGAATTGTGGTAGATAACCGATAGGTAAGTTATTAATAAAAAGCTTTTCAAAAGGTTGTTTCATCTCATCGATAGTTTTATGGGACTTTTCAAACCTGTAGACATACTCATCGCATAATGCTATAAAATGTCTGTAAACCCAATATAGATTATCATAACTATCAATAGCTTTTTGAGTTATTTGTGACTTTAGGTGACAGTCTTTATAAAGCTTCATATCACCAGTATCAATTTGTGGGTGACGTTTAATAGCGGTGCACAAAAGCTGACAATTCTCAAGCACCATTTTACGGACTCGTTTATCATCGAGTGCCTGAGCGCTAAGTACAGGGCAATAATCGGTTACAAAAAGGTTCATAAAAAAACTCCTATCAAGAGTTGAATCTTAATAGGAGTCAAGTTATAACACAACACCTTTACACTGGTATTCATTTAAGACACAACCCTTAAATGAACAACACGATTTATCATAAACACAGGCATGATTAATTGATACTATTATTTAATGAGTTTTTAATGGCTTCATAGTCGGTATTTAACTGTTCTACAGTTCCTTCATCTAAGGCCATTTTGCATGATAGCATAAGGTTTAACACTACACTAAGAAACATGACCTTGGAGACGTTAGAATCTGGTAGGCACTTAATCAGCTGATCGTGAGCTATGGTGTTAAGTGTAGACACAGCTTCGATATAGGAAAAGGCTGCTTCGGTAGCTGTATTTTTAACAGAGGCTTCTACGGCTATACTGTTAATAAACTTAATGGCTTCATTTTCAATGTTCATTTTTAAGGTCTCCAATGATTTTACAGATCAAGTTAATCTGTGATTTACAGTCGTCTACAGCCTTGTGGGCTGTACCTACTTTATCAGCGATAGCATCTTTTCTATACCTTATTCTGTAGAGCTCTTGAGCCGTTCGTATATCCATACACTTCTTGTAGTTAATAGGGCTTCTGTAGCCAAAAGCCTGTAGTAGAGAGTTAAGAAGGGGTATATCAAACGTAGCATGAGACCACACATAAGTATCCCTATCGATCATACTATCAATACAATCAATTAAAGAGGAGATAGGGTAACTATCCATTTTAAAGATTTCACGAGCTTCATTCGACTGTTTTAACCACCATTTAATAGTGGATGGGTCGGTAGTAAGCCCGGCTTTTATCTGCTCGGTCATTGATAGGTGTATATGTAGAGTCTTCAGGGGAGTAGGGTTAGGCGGATCAAATAGCACTATAGCAACATGAGTAACTACACATCCAGGGGATTTACCCATAGTCTCTAAGTCAAGCATTGCGTGTATTGTCATTTTTTTACCCTACTTTCAAGAATGGTTATTTTAGCTTCTAGGACACCTCTTTCCCTTTCGCAGTGTATCAGGCTAACCTGCAGTGTATTAACCTCTTTCTCTAGGGCAACTATTTGAGACCTAAGGGAATCTACATGGTTCATTAAGCTTGATTGGAAGCTTAGATTATTCTTCATAGTTTGCTGATTAAGGTCACGCCTTTGGACCTGTATGGTTTTCACAGCAGCAACAACTGAAGCTAATATAGACGCAAGTACTATGCCAAGGTCTTTTAGGGTTTGAAGTTCAAGTTCGATAACCATTCGATTATATTAAACCTCCATTTATAAAGTGAGTAAGCTGTGATTGAAGTAACTAAAAATGTAGCTAACATCACTACGTTTATCATTATAGGTAACTGGTAAAATACGCCTAACACTTCTATAAATCGGTAGAGGCTACACAAGCCAACAATTATGCCAAAAAGTGAGATAAAGCCTCTTAGAGGTGAAGGTTTAAGTGAAGAGGATTTTTGTAGTATATAATAGATGATCAGTACTATAGCAAGATCTGATAAACCCGTCAGGGTGTTACTTAAAACAAAAAGATGTATGTTAAGGGGGTCTAAATCCCTAACAGTAGTGCACATCGCTAGACTCATATTGCCACCCCATTTATGGCAATATATACCCGCCGCAAATTTAAGTCACTAGGATAATAATCTTTTCACAATACGATTCCTTACAAGATAAAGCTTATCTAGCAAAACATCATTGCTAGTATCTGGTTGATTATCAAGCAAATATCCAATTAAGTCAGGATACCCTTTATAGTCCTTACCTAATGAGCCTCTATTAAAGATAGGTTTAAAATTAGCAGGTTTAAAGAAAAAGACATTAACTAAAATCCAATGTGGAATATCCTTTTGATCAGTGGGTGGTAGCGACCCTATTTGAGGGAACCCTAATTGTAAACAAAGATCATTATAACGATCTAACAACTTATCATTAAGCGTTATCGGGACCACTTTAAAATCATGAAACTTATTCTTAAGGCATCCTAAAGACTTAGTCCTACCTGTAGTAAGATTAACTTTTAAAACTTCTTTTGTTAAACCACAGTTACAGCTAACAATAGCTTTTGAGCCTTCTATAGATTTAACTGTCATACAACCAAAAGGGTCACCTATATTAACTTTTTTCATCTTATATACTCTATAAATTGGGGTCTAATGTGTTCAGAAACACCAAAATCTATATTAAATAAAATGATAACTATATCAAACTATTTCTTGTTGGTTATTTAACCCTTATATAACAGGTTGACCTAGTATTACTTTATAAATATCATCTTTTCTATCAAAAACTATCTATGGGAGGAATCATGGAAGAGGAAAATGAGGGCATAGAGTTTTGCCCATGCTGTGAACAATGGGTTGACGAGTTATTGCCATGCCCTACCGATGACTTTACCAGGGTATGTTTTGCATGCCTGGAATCAATGGAAGAAGATGAGTAAACTATGAAAAAGTACACACAAAAAGACCTAGAGGATCACAACTTAATCACTAATGTATATGATTTTGTAAGGGATAAATTCCGAACACCTTGGGACCCAGAAAATGATAGCTTTGAAAGCTGTCTTCTTTCAAGATCACAGGTCTCTGAAATGTTTAGGCTGATGTCAGATGCGACAGGTGTAGAAAAATCGGATTTAATAATAACCTTTGCAAACCACTACAAAATCCCTAAAAGAGGAGAAAGTCTATGACTACGTTGTTGCTTTATAAAGATAAGTTTGCCTATTACGAAGTAAAACCTCTACAGCCATCTGATATTAAATGGGGGTTAGTCCCCTTTTATCATGATAAAGAGGCTCAACTTCAAAGAAGGCTATCTGAAGAGCATCAGGTTGAATATGGCTTTACTAAAACTAATATAGGTGTAAGTAAATTCCACGACCATATTATTGACTTTGGACTTGAGATAGTACCTATTTGCCTATCTAAAAATGGAGAAAAAGTTATTAAGGTCGAGGTAAAAGACTAAATCTTGATCAGTAATAGTGTAGCTTTTAGAATAGAGGTTTTATCTATAAAAAGAAATCATTATTATAAAACTACAACAACTGAAACAGGAGATTTATATGGTTGATGAAGATGACAGTGACGTTAAGCAATCAGCGGTTGATCGCTTTCAAGAGATTATGTATACAATCTCTGAATTAGCTCAAGAAGCAGTTGATTTATTGCCTGAACACGCAGTTGCAGCAGCTAAGTCTTATTGGTACCCCCATATCTTATGTGCTATCGGGGACTCATACCATGACTATCTGGGCGGTAGCATGTGCAGTATGGAGGATTCATTAGAAACCTTACAATAAAGTATCAATGGGTCGTCTAGTTCAATGGTAGAACGTCCCGCTCATAACGGGTTAGTTATCGGTTCGAGTCCGGTGGCGACCACCATATAACAGTTGAACTTTTTAACAAAACGACATTATAATCCCTTCTAAACTTAATCAAAGGAGTCTTTATGACAAACAAAAACCCTATCCAAGAAGTACCTGACCTTTACGTTCAAAAAGTAGATGGTCTTATTCGCTCCGGCTTCAACTTAAACAAAGTAGCTATGTTTAATGTAGACAGACAGTCTGGTGTGATTAACCTTACCTTGACTTTTGTTGTGGGTGTTAGTTATGTGGTTTCTTTAACTACAGAAGCTGAGCTGGAAGCTTTTGTTGCTAAGCTTGAAAAGATCATTAACTAACTACTGGTCAGACCTCTTAGCTCAACTGGATAGAGCACCTGCCTTCTAAGCAGGATGTTACAGGTTCGAGTCCTGTAGAGGTCGCCAACTTAACTTAACTTATAGGAGATAATATGATACAGCCAAAAATTGGTGACTATGTAAGGGAACGTGCTACTGGTCTTGTATATTTAGTTATAACAGAAGCTCCTTGGCTTTTAGTAAAACCCGGTCAACTCCCAATAAAACATGCTATAGACCTTTATAACGCTACAGTTATAGAGTTAGTGCAAGTGACGAGTGTTTAGTATCAAGCGCCTTGACAATGGGTTATTAACCAGTTATAGTAACTTAAGTAAAGTTATTAAGGTGAGTTATGGCCAATAACATTAGCGTAAAAGATTCCTCTGGAGTTACTCAAGTAGTTAAAACTACAGAGGTTTCGTCGGTACATACCCCTCACCAAAATGCTCAATTATATGTTAATGGTCAGGATGTTACCAACCTAAATCCTGTCCCGGTAGATACTGGGCTTACACCTTTAACTAATACTGAGTTAAGGGCTACAGCTGTGCCTGTGTCCGGTCCATTAACTGATGCTCAACTAAGGGCTACAGCAGTACCGGTATCTGGCCCATTAACAGATGCCCAGTTAAGGGCTACTTCTATACCTGTAACGACTGGCGGATTAACTGATGCAGAGTTAAGAGCTACTCCAATCCCCGTTACCAGTAATGGACTAACTAATACTGAATTAAGGGCTACGGCTGTACCTGTAACAGGGCCTTTAACTGATGCTCAATTAAGGGCATCGTCAATCCCCGTTACTAGTAATGGACTAACTGATGCAGAGTTAAGAGCTGACCCTATCAGTGTAACGAGTGAATCTGCTGTAGCAGTAAGAATGCTTAATGCTTTAATAGCACCCCTTACTTATGCTTGTAACCAAGCAAACGGTAAACTCCGTGTTGATGTAGCAGGTGAGACTCTGGGTACTGTAACCACAGTATCTACTGTAACTACAGTATCTACAGTATCTACTGTAACTACAGTATCTACTGTAAATACAGTATCTACTGTAACAAACCTGGCTCAGATTGGTTCTATAGCTGCTAACTCGCTTATCCTTGATGCGATGTATAACCAATACGCAAATGGCGTTCGTGCTAATATAACTTAAATAATAGGTCTATGCTATGCCTACTGTATTAAATTTTAAAGAAATCATAGATCTTCCTTTATGGAGACCTAATTCGCCGGCTTTTGTAGCTACTGCTGCTGGGGGATCTTTTGCTTATGATATGAGAAACACACAGCGAAATAGCCCATATAATTATTTCCTACACAACGCTACCTCTCTATATGCCTATGCTCCAAAAAATGATGAGTGGATGCTTATTGGTTCTCCAGCTTTAGCTGGAACTTTTGGAGCTGGTGCTACCGCGATATTTCACCCAACTCAAGGCCCAAGAGGCACTATTGCGGCTGGTGCAACAACGACTACCTTTACACTAACTACTGCCTTACCTGCAGCTGTTGGAGCTAATCAATTAGCTAACAGGGGTGATGGTAAAGGTTTTCGTATAAGGCTTATTGGTAACAGCGCTGGCGGCTCAGGAAGAGTTGAAGAACGTATTATTATTGCTAATACTGCCGGTACTACACCCACTATTACAGTCGACTCTGCCTTTACCTTTACTCCGGCCTTAGGTAATACCTATGAGATACTAAGTGGCAGGGTGTTTATGCTTTCAGCGGGTACTCTGGCTGCTGGTATGTGGAAATGGTATGACTTAGCTACTAACTCTTTCAGTGGTAACTTGACTACAACCAACTTACCTGCAACTGTGGCAGGGGATTCATCTCTTGTAGCATTGTCTGAGGGCCATATACCTAATAACCGTAATGAATTTACTGGGATGTTAAACACAATAACGGCCAGTGCAGCAACAGGTACAACCATCGTAGCAGCCACAGGTGTATCAAATGCCTTATTCGCTGATGAATACAGAAACTTTCAAGTAAGGGTTGTGGAAGATACAACCACACCAACAGCTGTAGGTCAGAGGAGGAGGATTAGTACTCATACCTCTGGTTTAACCCCTACTTTTACAGTAGCTGCTTGGGCGGTAACACCCTCGGCTACCGCGAAATTTGTGATTGAGAACGATGATGATAAAATTTTGCTATTCACTAACCAAACCGCTGTTTATACTTACAACATAACAGCTAACACTTGGGATACTACTACTTTTGCTGCTGCGGCTGCTGCTGGAGCTGCAGGTATTGTTGCTAGCCAAGCTTTTGGCATAACACGTGATACTATAGGAAATACTAGGCACTCACAGATTTACCGTATTAGAGGTGGTGCTGTAAACACTATTGACGTATTTGATATAGCCGGGGCTGCTACAGGGCTATGGTCAGCTGATATAGGTTATGGTAATAAAGGTGGGACAACTTTTACAACTGGTACTTGTGGTGCCTATGATCCTGTAACGCTTGATGGAAGGTATATGTATATTAACCCAGGTAGTACTACAGGGCAAAGATTCTTAAGATTCGATGTCCGTAATAGGGTACTTGAGCCATGGGCTTACCTAAGAGTACCGGGTAGTACAGCAGTTGTTGGTGCAAAATTAGCTCTATCCTACTTTTTTGATGGAGCCACAAAACTTAGCTATTTGTCAGTTTTGCAAAACACAAGCATTAACCAATACTCTATAGCTTGTCAAAATTAACAAGTTAATATCACCAACACTGTCTTCCTATATATGGTAGAGTTATTCATTAACTCTGCGGGTGATGGTTGACATTAATAGTTAGATAACTATGATACATATAAATCTAAATCTAAATAAGGTGACACTGTGTCTACTAAAGAGTTTTTAAGTCAAGAGTACCTAGAGCTGATGATCCTAAGGGGCATTACTGACTTTACTGGGCTTCACCTAGGCGGTTTAAAAGCCATGGGTGTTGATTTTAGTAAAGCCTTTTTTAATAATACAAACTTAAATGGTGTTGATTTTAGAGAAGCTAGGTTCTTTAAAAACAAGGATGTTTTTATCGACTGTTTTATGATAGAAACTATCTTTAAAAGCTGTGACTTATCCAAGGTAGGTTTCTTTCGTAATCAAATGGCTCGTAGCGATTTTCAGTTGGCCGACTTAACGGGCTCAGACTTTGTTGAGTGTGACCTAAGAGGTGCTATTTTTAATAACGCTACTTTAAAAAAGACCGTATTTAAAGAATGTATTTTAGATGATGTAAACTTTAGTAGGTCGAGTACACTTGAGGATGCTTCTTTTATTAACTGCATTTTAGGTGGAGTAACCGTCCGTACAATTAAGATGGTGTAATTTAGTGTATGGCTTGGACTGACGAACAAAATAATATACTATTCTACCACGTGTCTCGTGTGTGCGTTAGGATGAAAGAGCAAAAAAAAGCTAACTATGACCCTAAGGTTACTTGTGATAGTCTTAGGTTATTATTAGAGGATAAATACGATGGGGAAAAAGTTATTAAAGCAACTATCGAGATAATTCACAAAAAGAGTCGTATACCATTATCATTAGAGATAGAGAGGTTTATAAATGGAGAACATTGAACAGTCTTGCTACAGTCAGCATAGGTCGATTAGGCATAAGAGACTAGACTGTGAGGTAGAATTTAAGCTTATAACAAAAAACAAGAAGCCACATCTTTATATTAAGACTTCAAAGAGATATGAAAAGATTGCTACATTTATTGATAGAGAAGATGCCATACTGATGTTTAGTGTTTTAGAAAGAGCTTTCGTACAAAAAGACCCTAATGCTGCTATGGAATTTTTATACAGGGATGAAAATTATAGTCAAATACCGTTTTAAAGGTCAAATAGCCTAACTTAGGCCAGTAAAGACAGGGTTGAAAAGAATATAAATCCATCTACAATAATAACTACTTCTTAAATAATAAGGTTAATCGCTATGGAACAAAGTAAAACAAAAGATCACTTTAAAGGTATAAACAGGATTGAGATTAGCGGCGTACAAGCTATCTTTTTATCTCAAGACAAAGACACTACTGTTAGGGATGAGTATGGTAACAAGATATGGTATGGGGATCAGTGGTATTACTTTTGTGAGGAAGATCAAAATTATGTATCTTGTTATATACCCAGGGCTTATGGCGGTGGAAGTTTCTACAGTCCCCCTAAGGCGTTCTTCCTTTGTGATAAGTAGGGATTAATTATGGAAAAAGTACTCTACGGCCTGTGGCATATTCAGCATGGTGATCTACTAACAGTTACAGCTGAATCTAATAATAGAACCGATTGTGTAGATATCCATCACGACTTAAGTGTTGGTGATGACAATTATTGGTTAGTAAAGGATAGAACAGTTGCCGAGAAAGCTTCTGTTCATAGCGAAGCTTGGTACAATGCTAGCTATGATACGCCTAGTAACAGGTACAAGGGTGAAACAAAAGTAGTTAAAGTAGTAGTATGTGTAGAAGAACAGGAGTTATCATGAAAAAATCACTACTTATTGGATTAAAATGTATTGTTAGAACATACTCTGCTGGGGTTTGGTTTGGCGAGATTATGGAGAAAAGCGGATCAGAGGTCATTTTAAAAGATGCTAGACGTTTATGGTCTTGGAAGACAAATTTTGGAATCTCTTTAAGCGCTGTAGCTGTTTATGGAATAGATCGCCTAGAAAGTAAGGTTACAACACGTGTACCTCTGGTATGGTTAGAGGCGACTGAGATAATACCAGCATCAGAGGTTGCCATTGAATCTATCTCTGGGTGTCCAGAGGCAAAAGCACAAAAGTATGTGTAGTTAAGATGTGTTCTATACAAGCAGAAAAAGCCTACGATGTTGACTCATTTGACAGCGTCCGTGAGATTTTAAGCGGTTACGGCGATGCTTTTGGTTATGGTTGGGGTTGTGGCTATGATAACCTTCAGGGTATTAATACAATAAGTGGCCCCATAAACCCTGACCCTAGCGCATACCTAGAACCGAAACCGCCAATTACTTTTGAGGAACTCGGTAGAGGTGGATACAACTACATGAATGGTACTTATAGAAATAAGACATCGTGTAAGATGGATGGCACCGGCATTACTGTTCTGAATTGTAGTGAAAAAGACCCTAAAACTATAGAGGATGAAGTTGAGCAATTTATAATTAGAGCTATCAAGGGCAAAACCTCTCTTAAGATAGCCAGAAAGCTGTAGTATCTATAACTAACGTAAGTTATAAGTGTAAGTACAGATGCGGCTCACTTTTTCAATGATAATCAATACGTTAAATAATCACCCGCAGTCCATATCATAGGTCGTTGAATGCAGTTTTTCCTGTGTTATTGTTCTTTTATGTCAATAAACACAGGAGAACAACATGACGCAGTCAAGACTAACACCAGTAATTAATAAAATCATAAAAGTACTTAATGAATGCGATTTAAACTCGGATGAGGTACTTGCAGTAATCGCTATTTTAGGGCCAATAGTTGCTGATACTTTAGGCATAGATATAGAAGAAGCTTATGATAGAGCTATGTGCGTCGTTAGAGAGGAAAACAGAAAGGCAGTCGCTAATGACCTGGCAATATCTTAACCCCTTTCCTTTATCTAATAAGCATATTGGGTTGATTTATGAGACCAAGGAAAATCAACTGGTAGAGCTTATTTGTAAAAAGTTAGTACCAAACCCCTACCAAGGTAACCTATCGCCAGTGTGGATTGTGAAGCCCTACCCACACCAGGCAGACAGGTTTTATGAAGTTGACAGCAGAGGTCGTAGCAGAGGTGGAGGTGTCGGACTACAGTGGTATGCACCTGTAGAGGTCAGGCACCTAAGCGATATTGAGGCCGTTATCTTATCACTTAGTCATAATGTGGTAATTACTGAAACGGGGCAAAGGGTTAGGTTTCACAATAATCGTTGGCGTGAGGTCAGCGACAAAGGTACTGTACTACTTGAAAGCTATTGGCCAGATAAAGACACTAAGTTTTACCTATGGAACTGTAGTAAAATCCAGGTGTCGGAGAATATAAGAGCTAAGTTAAGAAAGATATTAAGTGGTAACTACAAAAGCAACTACAACCTAACTGGAGTACAAAATGACTAAGCACGAACCCAACTATACCCGCCAAGAGTTATTGTCTATCTTAAGGGAGCATGCCTCAACGCCTATTGGTGACCCACTTAGAGGTTTTGCACTACCCAGTCGTGTTATCTTTAATGGTAGAGAGGGCATGATCGTAGCGCAATACATTAAAGAGGTAGTGAATCTCACCTATTATGATAAGCGAGACGGATCAGCTATACAAGTTAGTTTAAACACTACAGGTGTTATAGCCTTGGTAGAGTTCATAAGAGAGGTTTTTATAGACAAGGTTAACTCTGAAAAATTGGTAGAGGACTAATATGATAAAGCTCATACAAGAGTATTTAGCACAAGACAACCATCTTACTGCTGCACCCGTCTTTATTACTACAGATGAATACCCGAGAGCATTTTTACTTGCCTCGGAGGCAGAGGAGTATGCCAAAAACCGGGGTGTATCGTTTCATATTTGTTCCTTGCCGCCTGGGTCGTCTATTCGCTATCTGTTATATCAGGCAGTCAATAACCTCCGCAGTCAATTAACCCCCCAAGAGCTTGACCAAGCAAGGAATTTACTTATCCTGTAGAATAGTGGTATCAATTTATTGTTGCAATGTTTATGTTTAAAACAACAAACAAACACAACAAAAGGTGAACACTATGAGACTCTCCAACACAAAATTAAGAGACATGTGGGGCATGAAAGCTGTATGCAACCGTGAACTACAACGAGTGTTAAATAAATACTATAACAATCATGATAGTGTTGTTTATCGTGGCTTGCTTAGTGCAATAAATAGGTTCTTAGGGTATCATGATGAATTTGGTCATTATCATCCAGGTGACTACAGAGACTGCGGTATTATTAAAAACGGTATCATCACCTTTGATGAGCTTACCTTAGTGTATTCATACCAACAAACCCTAGATGGACCACATGAGCCTACTTATGAACAAGCCTTATCACTTGTTCGCTCAACAGATGCTTTGTATAACCTACAAGCTGTTGTAGAAGCCTATCACCTCAACTACATTTAATAGAGAGTTTATCATGACAAAGTACCCTGCAAAGAAAAAGAAAGAACTGTTGCAAACGCTGGAGAAGCTTAGACAAGATTTAAGCAAGGCAACCGACAAGAGGAGAGTCGAGCTATTAAAACAATCTATTAAAGATTGCGAGAGAATCTTAAAAACCACAAAGGAGTAGTAACATGGTCACCCTTATCGTTCTTATCATTAACATGGCTAATCTTGAGCCTCAACAAAGTGTCCATCTACAGAAGTATAAGACTGTAGAGCAATGTCAGCGTGTCGGTGAAGAGATTATAAAGCTCGAGACCGACGAACTTAAAAAGCGAGATGCCTTAAATAAAAATGGCAAAAGCTACCAGATCACGTTCCGTTGTATTAAGTAGAGGTTAACATGCAGAGTCAAGAGATAATTATTCTACAGCACATTTTGGCCGAACTACAGGGTATAAGTGCAAGTATCACTAATGCCTTGTCGGTCCAAAGAGTAAAAATCCCTAGAGCAGCTAAGATCTCTCAGGCACAACAGTTAGTCTATGATACAATGGTAAAACTACATGAGGAAGATATAGCACCCACCCGTAGGATCATAGCTGAGCGATCCGGTATGGATATGATACAGACCTCAAATACCGTTCAGTCTATGCTACGAAATGGTCTTATAAACTATACTGGTATAAGTACTTGTACTATAACAGGCCGTAGAGTTCAGTCGTTTACAATAAACGCAATAGAACTTAATAAGATAGGCTAATCCACAACACTAACTACGGGAGTTAACATGCAAGAGATACCAGTACTACAGGAGATTTTAGCTGAATTAAAAGCTATAAGATCGATTATATCTATCCAAGAAAGGCCTTCAGTTAAGCGAGCTATAGACCCGTTTCCTGAAGACAGAAGATTACCATTAGCTAAAGCAAGGATGGTAGCTAATGAAAAAAGGCTAATCTTAGAGGCTATAAAACAGCTTAATCATGATAATATAGTAGCTACTCGTAAATCTATAAGCGAGCTCTCAGGTATAGACGTGATACGAGCCTCAAATAGGCTACAGTCTTTAGTAAGTGATGGCCTTGTAGATAGTGATATATTTGAAAGTAGAGAGACCGCCCACAAAGTTCAATCATTTAAGATAGGAGCAAGAGATGCTAATTAAAAAGATAAGTATAAATGAGCTTGCAAAGTTACTCCATAATACTAACTATGGAGACTGGAGGAATAATAGCGAAGCTTGTTATAAGCTGGCCAAGCACTTGGATGAAGTAGCTACTCTACAGGGTAAGCCTATGGAGGTGGACGAGATAAAGTTAGTGCAAGAGTGGGACATCTATAAAAGCCTGAAGCATTGGATGGATGAGCATGGCGTTACGTCTGACAATTTGGAAGACCTACCGGGTACTACGTTCATACCTTTAGATAACAGCTTGGGTGGATTGGCAGGCGGATTGATAGCTAAAAACATTAAAAAAGAGCCTTTACGAACTGGTGATCAGTATTTACTACAGGGTAACCCGACCACTGGTAAATCTTTAAAGGGTCTTTTCATGAGTAGCTTTAAACGATAACTTAAGAACACGTCGTATAAAGGCATGATTTTTTGTTCTATATTTAATTATCAACACAAAACAAAGGAACACAACATGGAACACAACAATAAATTAGTGCCTTTATTTAAAAACATCATTATAGGCACCTTTCAGACGCTTACATTAGCAAAAGCTCATGCTAAAAGGCACTTTCCTAACATGCGAACAGTCATTGTAAAAGATGGCAGTAAATACATCCTAATGATAAAGTAGAGAGGATTTTATGGAAGACATCAGAAACCTAATCGACCTTGCTGCTCCTATACTATCACAAGAGGAGCTCAATAACTTTATAGCTTATATAGAAAAAGTGTCTAGTAACTTACACACAATAGTGGATACTGACCTTATTCAAATAAGCAGGGATGAAGCCGAAGCCCTTACTAAAGAGCTGAACTTCATCACCTCAGAAGCTAAAAGATACTATCAACACAATACAGGAGATAAGTCATGAGTAAGTTAATATGTTATTGTTGGGCTAATGGTAACATTGGGTTCAGTAAGACTCGTGTACCAAAAGGTGCACTACCTGTTGCTACGGGTGATGGTATAAAATGGAGGGGAGAGATAGAGGTTTTATGCAGGCTTGCCTATGATAATAAGACCTATATAATCTCTGAGGTTAGGGATGCCGTACTTCATGGCGGGGATGCTCTCGAAGCTTTACGTGATTTTATGACTAAGCTGGAGAAGTTGGGTTTAAAAGACCCTGATACAGTATTAGGTCAAAAGGTAAGAGAGTTAGCAAAGTCTAACCAAGACTTCGTAGATAAAATAAGGAGTAGTATATGAGCCGAGTTTTAGTATATCACAGTTCAGACAAGGGCTTTTGTAGAGCCTATTTTTACTTGTATGAGGATGGCGTTAAGACAAAGGCACTTTATTGCCTACAGGAGGGTGGTCCTGTACCCGGTGTTTATCTTTATCGCTGTACTAGGGAATGGAATCCGTGCTATATGGTGACAATGAGTTCAGAGACTACAATGGAGCCACCTAAAGCTGGTGTAGATAGTTATGCAACAGGGTTATATAATACTTATCATGGATTAACGGATTAAGGTGGTATAGATGTTAAAAATAGGACAAAAGGTGGTTTTTAACCATTGTGGGAACTATCCATATAAAAAAGACTTTATCTACTGTGGGTTAGATATAAAGCCAATCGACCATCAGGCTGAAAAACCAAAGCTCTTGCTCTGCACTGACTTTGATTATGCAAGAGATTCTTGGGAGACAGTTACTTCGTATAACCCTGATAAGAACTTGGCTCTTATACTACCAGACATACATCAGCTAACTATTTTATATGAGCTTAAAGACATCATAGGCTGCTTTCGTGACTACTTTTATTGGTCTTCTACTGAAGATACTATAGACACAGCTATAGGTATTCATTTTGGTAACGGCAAAGTCTCTACAGGGTCTAAACAGAGGATGTGTTACGTGAGGTACGTTTATTTGATAGCTGAGGAGACGTTAAGGCAGAAGTCACCCTTTTCGTTTTTAGCGTCGTATTTGGAGGACAATGGCTTATAGATAAGTCGTTTTAATCTTTAAGACTTTGTTTATGTTTAAACATTATCTTAACAAGAGGAAACAAGTTATGCTTATTACTATTCACAGTGTTAAAGAAGTTGCTGTTATGTTGCAAAAAGCAAACTACGGTGGGTGGAGTAAAGACCCGGAGGCTTGCTTTGCTCTTGCTCAATACCTTGAAAACCTATCTCAAGAAACAAAAACAGCTATCCAAGTTAATGTGGTAGACCTTGTTCAAAGATTTAGTATCTACAAAAACCTTAAAGACTATAATAACACGTTTGTGCCAAGTGTAGAAACGATAGATGAGATTAAAAAAGTGACAACAGTTATAAAGCTAGAAAAGGGCCGCTTCATTATTCAAGACTTTTAAACTGGAGACTATGAACTATGTTTATCCAAACTGTCGAGTTATCTCAACATGAAGCTGCTTTACAACTTTTAAGGTCAGACATCTACCCTTGGAAGGGAGATATTGAGGCATGTATTGAACTTACCGAATACCTATGGAGTAAAGCAGTAGAGGAAAACAAACCTTTTGACTTTAATGTTAAAAAGTTGGTAGAGCGTTTTGAAGTCTACTATACGGTTGACCTCTTTAACCGAGAGCACAGTACTGCTTTTGAACACCCGGGCGAAATAGCTGATAAGTTAAATATAGTAATTATCCCAATCCGTTATGGCCGTTTTATTGCTGAAGTCTTATAGACAAGTCGTTTTAATGTGTTACTAGATTGTTTATGTTTAATTATCAACACAACAAATGGAGCACACAACATGCAAGTACAAGTCACCACACAGCTGCAAGACCTGTTAGCCGCTAAATACACTAAAACCTTTATGGATGGTGACGTCCATATAATAATGACTAAGATAGTCTACAGTGGCCTTATTAAATGTATCAATGACTTTTTAGGCCATGATGGCGAGGATGGTGAGTTCACCGACAACCTACTGGTTAAAAGCGGGTTTGTTACTATCGACGAAGATACCTTGGTGAAGTCCCACCTACTCTTAGGGAATACTACAACTGATCATGCACGAGCTGTTATACGAGACACTGATGCTGTTAATAAACTACAGCAGCTTATCATTGATAACAACCTTACTACACTTGACAATCTTGGAGGAATTTAACTATGAGCGAGTTTACCGACCTGACTACAGCAGTGGTCCATAATAATATCACCTACACGATAAGGCTAGAGTGGACTGGCTTCTCCCCATTGGATAATGATGATGGCTTTTGGCCTTCTAACGACCCGGAGGATCCTGGCTATGTATTGCCACAACACTATGAGCAAGCATGTCAGCAAGCTCGCCAAAGGTATACTGCTTGGTCTAATGATGAATGGTACTTTGCAGATGTTCATATAGATGCGACTATGACTGTAAAGCTTGATCTCTACACCGATAGACAGGTGATCTTCACTAGTGTGGCGATCATAGGCGGTGTAGAGTCAGATGATATTGAAAGTATCTGCTGCCTGGCAACTGTGGGTTTACTACCAAATGCTATAGAGTATACCGAGCAACTGATCAACAAAATGGCAACTTTAATACGGAGCTAATCATGAAAGTTAAGCTGCATCACTATCTACATATTAAGGAGCAGATCCGCAACTCTGTGACAAAACAGCGAGCTGAAACTCATAAAAAGTTCCTTATATCAGAGGGCAGATACAAGTGTTTAGAGACTCGTTTAGTCTTTGACATCGCTTATATGGCGGACCTCTCGCGTTTCGTTAGTGATAACATCTACAGTTATGCAGATGATAGCCATTTAAAAACAGCCTACAGGAGGGCTTGTTTAGAGCTTGGTTTACTGTAAATAGTTACTTTTTATACAGGTTAAGCTTTTTTAAGACTTACATAATAGCGGTTTTTATACAGGCCAAGGTTTTTTAAGATTTACATAATAGCACTTATTGTAAATCATAAGGTTTTTTAAGGTTTACATAATATCACTTATTGTATAGGCTAAGAGTTTTTCAGCATAAAATGTAAATGTTGAAAAACCCTTGGCCTGTATAATAAATATAAACCAAATTTTCTACAGGCTATATTTTAGGGTGCTAAAACATGTACAACATGAGGGGTCATTTGGTGATTTACATTTTGCGATTCTATGGATCGAATTTTTTAAAGTTTGCTATTCTATGGACGCTTTGCTAGCCTATTTTGATCAAAATGTAAAAAGTAAGGGTTTTTTGGTTTGTATTAGGTTGTTGTTTTTAAAGACTATGTAAATCATAGGAAAATTTGGGTATCAATGAATCGCAAACACACACATTCGTTTTGCTATTCATTGACGAGTATGGATCGAATGTGTATTTGCTACAGGAAAATTTATAGTAGTATTTTATGTTGATTTTTGGTTTTGTCTATTAAATAGCAGAGCATCCATTGTTAAGCAAACGAATAATACTTGGTTTTATACATAATAATATAAATAGTATATATATATCAATGTATTATTATTTTTTAAATGGTTTTTTGTTTACAGTCTGAAGCAAACGAGTGTGTTACGCGAAGGGTTTTTGCTATTTAATGGACGGGTTAGAAAATGGGTAAGTTAGTCGTACCTGTAGTGATAAGATAAGCCTGTAGATAGGTAGTTGATCTTTTGTTGTGAACAAGATAAGATATAAATAGATAAATTAAATGGAGTACAAGTATGAGCCAGTGTGTATTAAAAGCTATAGCGGGATCGCTGATAACTTTTTATGTAGTTATCGCGACTCCTCGCGAAATAAACGAACAATCAGGGGTAAATTATGTTGATAAAAGCCTCGAAAGGGTCGAAAAATTTAAGCCTAGCATACGGGGTTACGAAAGGTTCCTAGGGAATACTAGGCTCGAATGCAAACCTAGTTCTGATGAACAAAAAATTCAGTGCCGTTAAGTCGTCCAACTGTAGTAATAGGGGGTAGTGATATGATTAAAAATTTAACCCATTTTCGAAAGTATATTAAAGATGGCGTAAAGTTTAAGGTATATGGATTCTTTAATGGCCTTGATAAAATAAACTCAGATTATGACCCTGTAGTTGGTAAGACTGTGATCATAAAACGTCACAATCGAAGAGGTTTTGTTGTAGCAGATAATGATAAGGAGTATTGGGTACCCTATCCTTGGGGCCCTGGTTTTAAATGCGAAAAACGGCTTAATAAAACAGTAGTAATACTTTTTAGGCCTGGTCATAGTAGTGGTAAACATCTAATCTTGGAGTTAAATGATGAATGATTTTGGCTATATAGGTGGCGAGTTTTGGGAAAGACCTGAAATTAAAGGTTTTAAATTCTATTGGAATGTAGCTGTGATACTTAGACACCCTTTGTTACATAATGGGGCCCTAAGTTTAATAGCAGACCATTTTAATATACCTAATTATACATTAGAAACTGTTGAAGATTTAGCAGATTTTATGGTAATCAATGGCTATTGTGATTGGTCCCTTAAAAATGTTAGTAAAAATGTCTGGATTTTAAAATATGGAGAGAGAAATGACTGAAGTAAGTGAAAGACTGGAGAGCTACATCGAAAGATTAGAGAATCTACATGCAGAGATTAAAGACCTTAAAGGGGATATAAAGCTTGTATTAAAAGAGGCTAAATCAGAAGGGCTTGAACCAAAGGCTTTAAAAGCGATTGTATCCATGAAGAAGAAAGGCCTAGAAACGGTCAGGGAAGAGATGACCACCGTAGAGATGTACTGTAGTGCTATTGGGATTGAGATCTCCTAAAAAGTGCCTTAAGGAAAAGGGCCTAGCCCTAAAAGGGCCTAAGCTTAAAAGTCCTTTAATAAAGATAACATAAAAGCCTGTAGAAAAAGCTACCATACAAGTAAAGTAAATATGGTTATTCTCTACAGGCTTATTAGTAGGTAATCGAGCACTATAGTAGTTTTGTTTAGCACTAATTTATACAAGTTACCATTTGTAATATAGTAAAGATTATTCATCACCCATGTTGGATTAACAGTAAATAAGTATAGGTTGTTTCCAGCAAATAGCACTGTTATTAGCTGAAAATAGATAGTACATAAGGATAGTTTTATAAAGGTATTTAAGTTCTAGTCTCTAGCTATGGATGTTCATTAAACATACCAATAATTATTTTTACTAACAGCAAGTAATTCTTACCAAAAATAAGTTATCAAAAAAAATCAAAGTACTAGAAGTAAATTGGTAGAGAGCTTTATGCAGGTGTAAGAAAAAATTGGTAGAGACAAATTGGTAGAGACCTTTTGTGGCGGTGACAGAGATGGCAACATATATGTGGGTTTAATTAAATTCATCATAAATTCATCATAAATTCATCATAAATTCATCATAAATTCATCATAAATTTATCATAAATTTATATCAATTTTTAATTAAATAATATCCCTAAAATATATATCAAATTTTATATAAAAATAATCATATATCAAAATGAATTTGAATCAACCTTTTTTGTGTGTTGTGTTGTGTGACATATATATATGTATAAATTTTTTTCACCCCCATACATTTTTTTGTTGCATCATGAAAAAAAATTTTTTAATGTGATTTTATTGATCATCACACAACACACAATGATCATGTTCAACACAACACAAAATGAAATGACACAATCATGAAAAATACACACAACACAAAACAAAAAAAACATTTAAACATTGTTTCAAATGATGAAACAATTTTAAATGATGTTTCACATGAAACAATTTTAAATGATGTTTCAAATGATGAAACAAAAATCAATTTAAATGAATTTCAACAATTTAAACATTTTGAAAATATCAAATTGTTTATTGAAACAAACAAAAATGATTTTTTCAAATTGACACAAATTGCAAAATTAATACAATGTGATGCAAAAACATTGAGACAAAAATTTAGAAAAATTTATGCAATTTTTGATCAATCAAAATTGACACAAATTGTTGCATCACAAAATGACAATGAAAAATGGTTGTTTGCATTTAATGAAAAAAATTTATTAAATGTTTTGAAAATGTCATACATGCAAAATATAAAAATTGAAATGCAATTATTAAAAATTGCATAATCAATACATGAAATGATTGTGTGATATGTGAAAATGTATCACACAATTTTTTTTCATCATCATTCATTTTTTTGTTGCATGATGAAAAAAAATATGACATGATATAAACATGATCAAAACAAAATGATCATGTTCACAACACAACACAAAATGAAATGACACAATCATGAAAAACACAATACACATAATGAACACAATGAACATAAAACACAACATCACATTTGATGTGAATGATGAAAATTTTAATATAAATGATGTTGATTTTTATCATAAAAACATATTTGATGATATGTATAATCAATATAAATTAAACATTGATAAAATTGAATACAATGAACATGAAAAAAATTTTTTTCATCATTTTATAAATTTATTTGATAAAAAACAATTTAATAAAATTGTTATTGATTTTTTGTATATTATGAATCAATTTTGTGAACAACACACAAAAAATGATAAAAACATTTTTTTGCAAAATGTTTTATTTGAAAATGATTTTTATGAATATATCAATAAAATATGTTTTGACAATTTATGTGATATTGATGATTTGTTTTGTTTGATTGATCATCATGATGATTATAATGATGTTCAATGTGATATATTATTTAATAACATTGTAAACAATTAAATCAATGTATTCATGATGATGTATATTGTTATATAATGCACATTATGACAAATCAATAAATGATGCAACACATAAAAATGTTGCATCATTTTTTTTATTTATATATATCAAATTTTATTTAATCTTTATACACATTTAATGTGTATTGCAACCTTTTAATAATACATACAATTTAATATATATTTAATACATATTTAATACATATTTAATACATATTTAATACATATTTAATATATATTTTAACCATCACTATCTCCCCATCCATACCACCCCCACACCTATTTATTGTCAAGCACAGAAATTAGGGGATAGATACAAGAGAAATTATTACTTGGCCAAAGTATTTTCACTTTTAGGTTCAAAAAATTATAAGGGGTAAACCTGCTATAGGGAAAAATCTTGTATTTCTATATTTCATAGATTATGATTATCTATCACTAATCATCAACTAAGGAGTTCTTATGTCACACGAAATCGAAACTATCGCATATACGAATGAAGTACCTTGGCACGGCCTTGGGACTTATATCCAAGATGCACCCTCTGTAGACGACATGCTAATAAAAGCAGGACTTGATTGGACTGTAGTGAAAGCTCCAGTACACGCTGAACACGATACCGGCCTTGTATCAACTAACGAACATTTTGCTCTTGTTCGTAGCACTGACGGCAAAATACTTGACGTCTGTGGAAAACACTACATCCCAGTACAAAATCGGGACGCTTTAGGGTTCTTTCGATCCTTTGTAGAGGCTGGCGATGCTACTCTTGAAACTGCGGGTTCACTAAAAGGCGGTAGAAACATTTGGGGACTAGCTAACCTCGGTCAAAACTTCCACCTGAAGAACAACACATCCGACCAATTAAAGTCGTACTTGCTTATCTCTTCACCTCACGAGGTCGGTAAATCACTACAGATTAAATTTACTTCTGTCCGTGTAGTGTGTAACAACACGCTAACCCTTGCTTTAAACTCGGCTGCTCAATTCCGTATGTCTCACAGAGTGCAGTTCGACGAGTTCAATCAAGAGCGAGCTCGTGAAGTACTTGGCATTGCAAGAGATGAGTCTAAACAGTTCGAGCAAACAGCTAATCTACTCTCTACACAAAAATTGTCTCATGATGACATTATCCGAGTGCTACAACCCGTCTATCAACCTGACCATAATCCTGTAGATCTTATTAATAGTTCCGACAAGTACTTGTCACCAACTATTAAAGCGATCATGTATGCTAACGAAAATGCACCAGGTGCCGACCCCACCACTGCATGGGGACTGTTAAATGCAGTAACATACTACTCCGACCATGTAGCATCTAGGTCTGTAGATAAACGCATGTATAACGCATGGTTCGGCAAAACTGCTAATCATAAAGAAAAAATACTTAACACGCTAGTTTCTATGGCTGCATAGCATTCATTACTAACTATTAACTATAGCCTAGTAAACCTTTACTAGGCTATTTTTTAAGGGTCGTTTTGGAAGTCTTCATCGTCTTCGTCATAGTCAGCGGGTAATACTGGAAGGGTTAATCCGCAATTATGACATAGGAGACTTAACGGATCCATGAGTAAATGGAATAACTGACATCCGCACTGACATTCTCGCCTTACGACCCCGTTACTAGGTGCTACACCGTATAATCTTCTACCTGTAGGTGTTCCACAATCTGGGCATTCCACCAAGGCTACTCCGGCTGGTGAACAAGCTACCCATAAACACCCGCACAGGGTACAAATGGCCTCACCTGTTATATGCGGTAGTCGTTCGGTTAAATCTACTATGTTAGTCATTACTTATCTCTTTACGATTTTACTTAGTAACCCTACTAATGCTAATAGTATTAAGATAAATATAGGTGTAAGTGTAGGTGAAAGTACCCACAACCAATTCCAGTCTATATAATCAGTAAGTTTAAGCGTTATAAAAACTAAAGTCAAAGCTGTTAGGAAATTCATGATTACCTCTGTCCTATTTTAATAGCGATGTAGTAAAAGACTCTGTTACCTGACTTATCCTTAGACTGTGATAACATTGTGACAGACGAAATAAGCCCTTCATTAATTGCTTTATTTATGCACCTTATGCTTATAGGAGGGGCTTGATATCCGTAGACAACTTTTTCACCTAGCGGTGCATTGTCTAAAAATTCATTAAAGTCTAATTTTGTTTTAAGTCTTTTTAGTTTTGTGATGTCGAGTTTTTTTATCATGCCCTGGTCCTAGCTCGTTTGTGTTATGATGTGCTTTAGGTTTTTCATGTGATGTTGTTAAGGAAAAAATGTTTTAGGTTTTTAAAATGTCTAAAACTCATCCATTTTCATCCTTAAAAACACTGGGTGACGAGGTTTATCTTTAACACCTATTGGGAAATGTTTATAGGTTACAATCTTACCCATTAAACCTCTACGGTTATCCCAAAAGGTTTGTCTAATCTCGTCAGTAAATCCACTACCGATGCTGAACTCTACATCAGCATAGTGTAGTGAATCGGGTAAACCTCGTACTAATAAATTGCCAAGTGTATTGCCGGGTCGCATATTTGCTTTGTGGCTTGAGCGTTCTTGCTTGCCGAGTTCATTAATAGTAGGAGGATTGTCGTTAATAAGCAATTCGTCATAGCCAATGATGACTGCTTCGCCGTCTAAGAATTTTTTAAGCTTAATCAAGCCATTCTCGCGAAGTGTTGAGCGACCGTTTTTGTAGGTACCATAGGGGTCACGGAGCATAACACCTTCGTAACCGTCTTGTAGGGTATCATGTTCATATTTTACTAACTGTTCTACAGATCTAAGTATAGTATGATCCCATAACTTAACAGGACCATCTGTAGTTAGTCGAGTCTTTACTAAACCCAAGCGGGTGAGGTACTTCTCTGATTCGCCTAAAAGGTCGAAAGCATATAAAGTTACATCAGGCTCGCCATCATGACTCATAACACCACTAGAGGTACTCCTGTAGGCATCATGGCTGTTTGGTTCGCCAACTATTAGTTCACCGTCAAAGCCCTCATATTCAGGTTTAGCGAAAAGTTTTTGCACATAACGATTAGGGATAGGCTTAAGTGATCTGCTGTATACAACACCATTTTGTATTGTGGCTCGTATACCATCTAATTTTGGGCTGGCTAGGTAAGGGAAATTTAAGTCGTTTAGGTCCTCAGCTGTCGCTGATAACATCGGCTTCTGTATCATCTGTTTCTTCTCCTTTTTGTGGATATTTAGATATTAAATCTATAAGACATTTTTTAATGTCCTCAACGGGTTTTCCCTGTGGCCATGACCATCCCACTACAGGTTTATGTATTCCACCACGCTTAAGTAGTCTTCTGGCCCGCTTAGGGGTAATGTTAAGGTCTTGTACTATAGCATGTAGGTCTACTAAATCTTGCACCTCTTGCTTAGTGGACTGTAGTGATGCTGTTTTAAGTTTGTGAATCTCTTTAGACCTATTAGGGGTGTATTCCTTCTTTTTAGGGTCTTGTCTCTTATCAGGGGATTGCTCTATATCACTAAATCTACCGCCTTTAATAATAGGTAGGCGTATAGTTGTGTTATCTTCACAGGTTATGGTCTCATATAAATCATGACCAAAACTAGAGATAGTTTTTCTTGAGACCTCAGGGCTATGCTGTAGTAAAGCTTTTAGTGTTTCTTTAGCCTCTGATAGTGTGCCAAAAACCCATACTTCTTGCTTTTTATCATGGGTTATACAAAACGAACACGCGGGGTTTGGTACCATAAATAAATCCTTATATACTGTTTACAAGTTATATGTTATTATCTTATAAAGAAAGAGTCAAACAATGATCTCGTGGTTTGGAGAAAAATATGCCCGCAAGTAGAGGTTTTCATCAGAAAAGGCTGTCTATTAAAGACCCCACTATTAAGGCCAAGTTTTTAAAGGTCTTAGCTGAGACTGGTCTACCAAAATTTGCGTCCACAGCTTGTGGTGTAGTATATCAGCAGGTGAGAAAAGAGATACGAGAGAATGCCGAGTTTGCTGAAGAGGTCGCTGAAGCCCAGGAGGAGTACAACGACACACTAGAGATGGAGATACACCGTAGGGCTGTAGATGGTTGGAACGAGCCTGTGTATAGCCAAAAACTTGGGGTTAAAATTGGTACTATTCGTAAATACAGTGATAAGTTACTTGAGCTTAAGGCTAAACGGCATATCTCTGCTTACCGTGAACGTAAGTTTGAGGATCAAAATGTTATAGCCGGTGTTATGGTTGTGGGTTTAGTACAAAATAGTCCAGACAAGTGGGTTGAACAGTATAAAGACGCAGAGGTTCAATCTCTTGTTTTTGATAATAAAATGAAAGAAGTAGATTATGAAGACTAAAGTTTCTGTTAAGTTAGTATTTGAGACCGATAATGGTGAGACGTCTTACCGGGTGCAAGTGTGGTCTATTATCAGGCCAAAGCTTTCCGCTTATTCCGATATTAGCATAAATGAAAAAAACCTACCATACAAGATCATGAGCATGGCTGGTATGATCGCTGAAAACTTTTGTATGAAATATAGGGATACACTTGACCCAGATGCTGTCGCTAGAGCCGCTTATGAGGCCTATGTAGACTTACAGCTAGACTTGCGTAAACAAGGGATTGCATGAAGTTAGAGTGGAGAGAAGGTAAAGAAGGCGATGGGAAACCGGCGTATTACGCTGTTATGGTTCATGAAGACGGTCGTGAGACCGATGTAGTTTGGGCACCACAGAAGGGTTCTCAGGAGGCTTTTTTATCCTGTCCCTTAAGCGAATGCCTGTACGAGGGTACACGAGGTCCAGGCAAAACTGATGGACTGATAATGGACTTTGCTCAGCACTGTGGCCCTAAAGTACAGCCTACAGATAAGAAAGGCTATGGGCCTGAGTGGCGAGGTATCCTATTCCGTAGGACGTACCCTGAGCTACAGGATGTTATTGACAAGTCTAAAAGATGGCTGCCTCGTATATTTCCTGGTGTTAGATACAACGAGGCTAAAAACTTTTGGGAGTGGCGTACTGGTGAAAAATTGTTCTTTAGACAGTTTGACAAGCAGTCCGACTATTGGTCGTACCATGGTCACGCTTATCCATGGATTGCTTGGGAAGAGTTAACCACTTGGCCAGATGATAAGTGTTATAAGAGCATGTTCTCTTGTGCTCGTTCTACGGTGCCCGGTATACCAATTAAGATTAGGGCTACCACTAACCCTTATGGTGTAGGCCATAACTGGGTTAAAAGAAGATTTAAATTGCCAATAGCTAAAGGTAAAATTATTGGACCTATTATTGAAAACGCTAAAGATATTAATGGTGATATTGATCCGCCAAGAGTTGCTATTAGAGGTCATATTAGTGAAAACCTTATCTTGTTAAAAGCTGACCCAAGCTATGTTCAACGTATTAGAACAGCTGCTCGTAACAAGAGTGAGATGTTGGCGTGGCTTGACGGTAGTTGGGATATTGTCGCTGGCGGTATGTTTGATGATATATGGAACACAGAGATTCATGTAGTACCTGACCTACCCTTTGAACTTATACCCAATGGGTGGACTATCGACAGGTCCTACGACCATGGCTCGTCTAGGCCATTCTCTGTAGGGTGGTGGGCAGAAAGTAACGGCGAGCCTGTGACCTATAAAGGCCATAAATATGGCACAGTAAGGGGTGACCTATATAGGATAGCCGAGTACTATGGCTGTAGGGCTAATAGTCCGAATGAAGGTTTAAGACTAAGTGGTACTGAGATTGCTAAAGAGATAGTAAAAAGAGAAAAACAATGGGGTATATGGGGTCGTGTGAAAGCCGGTCCTGCAGATACTGGTATTTTTGATGAGTATGAGAAACAAAAAACTATCTCTGGTGATATGGCAAAACTTAAGGTTTATTGGCTTAAAGCTGATAAGGGCCCTAACAGTAGGGTTCAAGGTTGGGAACAAATAAGGAAGATGTTAAAAGGCTCTAAACCTAAAAAAGGTACACCAAGAGAAGACCCTGGCTTGTTTATCATGGAACGGTGCGAAGATTGCAGGTTGTTATTTCCAGTTCTCCCGCGAGATGATAAAGTACTTGACGATGTAGACACTAACTCTGAAGATCATATTGGAGACGATATACGATACAGGATTAGGGTTAAAAGAAAAACTATGTACAGAGGTAGTTTCTAATGGCTGAGTTACCAGACCCTTCAATACCCAGTAAGCAATACCTTGAGATGTTGCCTAAGTGGGATAAGATCAATACCTTAATAGAAGGTACTGAAGCTATGAGAGCTTCCGGCCCTAAGTATCTACCAAAATACCCATTAGAGACCGATGAAGGTTATAATGCTAGACTAGAGTCTGCAGTACTATATAACTTTATTGAACTTACGCTTAACAGTATGACTGGTAAGCCTTTTAGTGATTTAATAGACTTAAGTAAAGTATCAGAGGACCTAAAGCCCTACTTAGATAATGTCGACCTACAGGGTAACCACCTGTTAGTTTTTATAAGGGGCTGGCTAAAGGATTCATTAGCTAAGGGTTTTTCTCACTGCTATGTAGACTTCCCACGAGTAGATAAAGAAAATAGAACACTTGCTGATGATCGTGAAGAAGGTGTAAGGCCTTACCTTGTAGCTATTAAACCTGAGGATATTATTTTTGGTCATTCAGACATAGAGAATGGCGAAGAGAAACTTAAGATGATACGAATCCGGTCAGTGGAGACCACACTTGACGGATTCGATGTCAAGACTGTAGAGCAAATAAAGGTGATAACACCGGGTCTTGTGCAGATATACCATGAGATAAAAGATGATAAAAATAAGAAACCCAGGTGGGAGAAAAAAGAAGAATATACTTATGATTTAGACTTTATACCACTAGTAACTTTCTACAGTGAGCGGACTGCCTTTATGTTAAGCAAGCCACCCTTGCTTGACCTTGCTGACCTTAACATCCGACACTGGCAATCTACAGCTGACCAACAGTCTATCTTGACTGTAACACGTTTTCCCATATTAGCTGGGAGTGGTGTTACTCCAGATGAAGCTAAATTAGCTATTGGACCAAAGACTTACCTTATCACAAGTGACCCACAGGGTAGATTTTATTATGTAGAGCATACGGGTAAAGCTATTGAGGCTGGTCGACAAGAGCTACTTGACCTTGAGGAACGTATGGCTAATTATAGTGCCGAGTTCCTAAAGAAACGGGTTGGCCGCACAAGTGCTACAGCTAAGGCTATTGATACCGCTGAGTCATTCTCAGTATTACAGGATATTACTTATCGGTTCGAGGATGCTGTAGCACAAGCATTATATTATATGGCTTTATGGATAAGTAAACAGGATGGTGGCACTGTACAGCTTAATAAGGACTTTGGTCCAGACGTTTCTGATAAACAAGACTTGGATGCTATATTAGAAGCTCGTAAAAATGGGGATTTATCAAGAGAAAACTTTTTGAATCAGCTTAAGAGAAGAGGTATACTTGAGCAAGACTTTAGTATAGAGGAAAATGAAGAGGATCTTGAGGAAGAAGAGTCTATATCCTTAAAACCCATGAGCGGTAACCTTGACCCTAATAATCCAGAGAATGAAGACCAAGAGGACGAAGACACTGTAGAAGAGCCTGGTGACGACTAATGGTTAAAAAAACCAAGAGCCAAGCCTATTTTGATGCTAGCCTTTTACACCAGATAGCTGTTCGTAGATTTACCTCTATGCAGGTAAAGGAGCTTTTACTTATAGTAGAAAAAGCTGACATTGAGCTATCTAAAGAATTAAGGGCTAAACTACCTGGTATAAAAAACTATCAATCAAAAAGATTAGAGGCTTTGTTAGCCGATCTTAAGATAGCTAGGCAAGAATTGATGAAGTCGCTGTCTAAAAATATAAGGGCTACAGTAGCTGATTTTATTAAATCTGAAGCACAGTTCGAGAATCAGGCTATAGATTTAGCACTTGATGTAGCATTAGTTTCTACTAGTGTTCCGCTTAGTGTATTAAAAGAAGTAGTATTCAGTAAACCTTTTTCCATAAGTCAAACGGGTGCTCAAACTATCCGTGGTTGGCTAGATCAAATGGAAGCAACCGATATAGAGAATATCAACAATGCCTTACAGCTTGGCATTATAAATGGCGAATCTGTTAAAACTATCGTCTCCCGCATTGTAGGTACTAAGGATAATGATTATAGCGACGGTGTTCTTGGCACCACAAGACGTAACTTGGATGCTATCATTAGAACTGCTATTAATCATGCAAGTAACTCTGCTAGGGAAGAAATCTGGAAGGGTAATGAAGATATTATCGATGGTCTTCGGTGGACATCCACACTAGACGGCAGGACATCAGCTATCTGTAGGTCAAGGGATGGACTTATAGCACCTGTAGGTAATAAGAATATACCAGTGGGTTTTAAAAAGCTTAACCCAGTTGATGCTAGGCCGCCCGCCCACCCAAGGTGTCGCTCTATAATGGTTGCTGTATTTGATGGTATTGGCGTTATTGGTAAAAGACCTTTTGTTTCAGATGCTAGGACTCGTGAAAAAAGAGAAATAGACTTTGAGTCTGAAGCTAAAGCAGCTGGCTTATCATTAAGAGAGTATAAAAAATTATGGGCTAGCAAGAATGTGGGACAGGTTGAGGCAGCCCTCACTTATGAAGACTGGCTTAAAGGTCAGAGCAATGGTTTTAAAGAAGAGGTATTAGGTAAGACTAAAGCTAAGCTTTTTAATACTGGTAAGATTAGATTAACTGAGTTTGTGGATATTAAAGGTAAGGAAATAACACTAGAGCAATTAGCTAAAAGCCATAGCAGGATTTTTGAATTAGCTGGATTAAATCCAAAAAGCTATTGAGTAATAATTTGGCCTTTGTCATAATGGTTACGCTTGCTAGTGGGTGAACCATTAGTGGGTGATCCTTAAACAAGCAACGGAGACTAAAATGAATTTCGACTTTGAAAAAAACATGGTAGTGGATACACTCGACGTAGTCCCTGACCAATTTAAACCGCTTTACGTCGAAAAAGAGGGTAAATACTCTATAGACAATACTGACCCAAGGACTAAGTCTGTAGTTGAGGCTATCCTTGGTTTTAATAAAGCTTTAAAAGCTTCTAGGGGTGAAGCTGATAACCTTCGTAAAAAATCAGTAGACTTATCATCATTAAGAGAGTTTGGTGATACGCCAGAGGCTATTAAAGCTGCCTTTGATGCTAAACTTACTGAGCTATCTAAAAACCCTCAAGTGGATATCGACAAGATCAAGTTAGATATCTCAAAAGGTTTTCTAGCAGAAAAGGATGGTTTAGCCAAAAAAGCTGAAGCACTACAGAGTCAACTTTATAGCGTACTTGTAGAGAATACTGCGCTGTCCGCTATTAACGAATTAAAAGGTATACCAGAGTTGATTATGCCTTATGTTAAAAATCAGGTAAAAGCTTTAACTGAAGATGGTAAGTTTAAAGTAGTTGTAGTAGATGCTGATAACAACACCCGGTATAGTACCACAACTGGTGAGCCTATGACTGTTAAAGAATTTATTGTGGAGATGAAATCCACTGAAAGATTTGGCAGGTTGTTTGAAAGTGAATCCCGTAGTGGTGCAGGTATTAAACCCACCACCGGCAAAGCTAGCCCTAATACAACCCCATTAAATTCTGTAGATAAAATTGCTATGGGATTAAAAGCTGGTTTAAGACAATAAATACTATTGACGTAGTAGGTAAGCGATGGTAAAGTGGGTGTGTGGTTAATCTACACACTCCACTTAAAGTGATTTTTTGATGGGGTAAGGCCATCCAGGTGACCTGGCTCAAACTCAAAATCATTTTAATGGAGAAAAACGATGCCTACAGTTACTCTTGCAGAGTCGGCAAAACTCACCCAAAACCTGCTAGTCCAGGGTGTTATTGAAAACGTCATCACCGTAAACCGGATGTTTGAAGTTCTACCTTTTATGGGTATTGAAGGAAACGCACTTAGTTATAACCGTGAGAACGCACTTGGACATGTTGCTACTACTGGTGTTGGTGATGCTGATGGTACTATTGGTGCCGGTGCTACTGGTACTAACTCGGCTGAGCGGTTGTTAGCTAAGGATGCAGCTACGTTTACTAACATTACGGCTTCTCTAACCACTATTGTTGGTGATGCTGAGGTTAACGGTTTAATCCAGGCTACCCGTGGTAACTCTGGTAACGATCAGGCTGCTGTTCAGATTGCTTCTAAAGCAAAATCTGCTGGACGTAAATACCAACAGATGTTAGTTACTGGTGATGGTACTTTGTTTACCTTCCCAGGGTTACTATCCTTGGTTGTAGCTGGTCAACAGGTTGCTACTGGTGCTAACGGCGGTGCTTTATCCTATGCGTTCTTGGATGAATTGCTTGACCTGGTTGTAGATAAAGATGGCCAAGTTGACTACATCACTATGCACGCCCGTACCATCCGTTCATACAAAGCCTTGTTAAGAACCGCTGGTGGTGCCATGATTAACGAAGTTGTTGAATTACCTTCTGGTAATTCAGTGATGGCTTACTCTGGTGTACCTATCTTTAGGAATGACTACTTACCTATTAACCAGGTTAAAGGTACTGGATCAGCACAGACTACTATTGTCGCTGGTACTTTTGATGACGGGTCTATGACTCACGGTATTGCTGGTCTTACTGCTTCTAGTGAAGCCGGTATCCATGTAGTTGATGTTGGTGAATCTCAGACTAAAGATGAGCACATCTGGCGTGTTAAATGGTACGCTGGGTTAGCCTTGTTTTCTGAAAAAGGTATTTCCTTTGCAAACGGTATCACTAACTAATATAATAGGGGTAACGATAAAAAGTTACCCCTAACCTATGAGGATGCTATGTCTGAACCTATCACGCTTACCCTAGTACTAGTTGGGGCTCATGCCGGAAAAGATATTACACTTAACCATCGCGTATTCCGCAAAGGTGAGTGTGTCTTTTCTGGTCAACCCGAGCAAATTTGGGGTGCAGTAGCCTACTTAAGAAATTACTACGGTGCTTATATTAAAGATAGTGCCGAGCATCTAGCTGCACAAGAAGCTTATGATAGTTCTGTAGGTAAACCTGTAGTACCAGACTTAGAGAAACTTAAAAAAAAGCTAGCTTCACTAGACCACTCTGATGATCTTCAATGGACTAAAAATGGTAAGCCATCTTTAGCTTTTCTTGAAGAAGCTCTTAACTTTCCAGTTACTAAAGAGATGGTTGAGTCTGTTGGCCCTGTTATCAAAAGATCAATCTAACCATAAAGGAGAAAACAATGGGACCTAAAGGTAAATTGGATGTTGCGGCTTCGTTTATGTTTAATAAAAGTACTACTATGACTGGTACACCGGCCACTGCACAAGGCCCGGCTATTAGTATGGTAAAAGCTAGTCCTATGGACTCTAACATTTTTAAGGGTACTGGTCGTAAATTACCTATTAATAACTCTTATATTAAGTCCACCAGCTTATCCTACTCAAAATAAGGTTGTTATTATAGGTAAATTAGTTAAAGGCTATTGCTTTAAAATCAGTAGCCTTTATTAAATATACCCATAATATCGCTGGTATAAGCTATGGCTATAACTTACTACACCGAAGAAGATGTTGAAGTTACTAAAGGCGATGACTGGGCCCCTGTATACGTTTATCTAGATGGCGATGGTCAAGCTGTAGATATTACCGGCTATACATTTAAACTTTCTATTAAAGAATCAAAGTCTAGTACAAGCACCATTATTGGACCTATTACAGGTACTATAATAAGTGCCCCCCAAGGAAAATTCTCCTTTTTAGTTACTTCTTCTCAAACCAATACCTTATTAGAAAGATCATACGTTTATGACATACAAGTTACTGATAACAATAACGTCATAACCACACGTAGAAAAGGGTTACTAACCATAAGCCATCAGGTGACCCCCTTATGATAATCCTTACTGAGCAAGATAGGGATTATATTAAACATGATAGTCAGCTAGTTATGTCTACTATAGTAGATCTTTATACTATAAAAAGGTTGAGTATTTTGGGTACAAAACCTATAATCCTTTTATTCGGTACCTGGGATTTCTCTAGTGAAGACAATAGTGCTTTAATCTTAACTATTTAGTAGGTGCATGATGGCATTTATAGTAGAAATTGGTCAACAAAGCCCATACTCCAACGCTTATGTTTCTACAGCCTTTGTGGACGATTATCAGTCGTCTAGGGGTAGGGTTGACTGGTCAAATGAGTTAACCTCAATAAAAGAGGCGGCCATTATTAGGGCTACTGATTATATTGAACAAAGGTTTGGTAAAAGGTTTAGAGGTTATAAAAGGTCTAAAATACAGGCGCTTGAGTGGCCAAGGAATAATGCCTGGGATAATGATAATTGGTTTTTTATGGGTGAGGATGAGATACCGCCCCAGCTTAAAAAAGCCTGCGCTGAGTATGCTCTTATAGCATTAAGGATAGGTGAACTATTGCCCAATCCGCCTTTACCAGTCAATCAACAGGGTTTAACTGCTAACTCATCCCAAACTATACTACCTACTGGTGTAGTGGTTAATAAAAGGGAAAAGGTTGGACCGATAGAGGAAGAAACTAAGTATCAAAGTTCTGCTGAGTCTCAAAAGCTCAGCGGTATCTTACCTTCTAAGTCAAGCCTAGTTAACAGCTTTTTTATACCTGAGTACCCTATTGCCGATTTATGGATGGAAGAACTACTAACTAACCCATATAGTAGAACCTTTGAGAGAGCATAATGGCTGACTACGCTAAGTTTAAAGCCCTTGCTAAAAGACTAATAGAGTCTAATGGCCGGCCGATAACCTTACTTAAATCCGGGACCACAGCTGTAGATGTTACTAAGCCTTGGAGGGGTTCTACTAATCAAGCTACTAATTCTACTACGTCGTCTATAAGTACTATAGGGCTTTTTGTTCACCCATTCTTAGATAGTGACTTGTTATCCCTTGTATCTGCTATTAACGTACCCTATAACGATACTAGTGATTCTGTAAGTGTACTTTTACATGCTGATTTATTGGACGGTACAGGTGAAGCCCGGGTAGAGCTTTTTGACCTTTTAAAAGATGGTACTACTCTGTATAAAGTAAACAAAGTTAAGTTACTATCCCCTGGGAATATAAGAATAGCTTATGCGTTAGAGGTATCACAATGACCTCTATCACTACAGCAAGAAACGATATCCTAACACTTTTTTCTACTGCCTGGAATGCTGGGCCGCCTTCACAGGGTATTGCTGTCCTATACGATGATTCTATAGGTATAAAACCTAAATCCGGTCAACCTCTATTACCCTGGGTCAGGGCTGTCGTAAGGCACCTAAGCGGTGGTCAAGCTAGCCTATCTAATTTTAATGGTGTTAGTAGGTATAGAAGGTCTGGTATTTTTACAGTTCAAGTTTTTACCCCTTATGGAGGTGGTTTAAGTTTGTCAGATTCCCTGGTTAGTGTTATTGTAAATGCGTTCGAAGGGAAAGCCTCAGCTAATGGGGTTTGGTTTAGACAAATAAGAGTTAATGAGATAGGTCAAGATGGTGTTTGGTATCAAACTAATGTCTTGATTAATTTTGAGTACGATGAAGTAAAATAGGAGATAGTAATGCCCCAGGTAAGTAAGATTGATAGCAATATCACCGGCCTAAGGTACGCAGAGGAGCTTACCCTAAAGGTTTTGCCAGGATCGCCTGTATGGATACCACTAGAGCCTAATAGCTATAGTGATTTCGGTGCAAACATCACCACTGTAGCAAGGAACCCTATTAACCCCTCTAGGCAAAAGAAAAAAGGTGTTGTAACTGACCTTGATGCCTCAGGGGGTTTTAACACAGACCTTACTTCTACTAACGTTCAAGAGCTATTTCAAGGCTTCCTGTTTGCAAACATGAGGAGAAAAGATGAATTAACTGTAGCCACTATTGATGGTGTAGGTGAAGCTTTCCAGCCTACCTCCGGTGGACTTGGCTACCGTGCTAACGATCTTCTATTCGCTAAAAACTTTGTTGCTACTGCTAACAATGGTTTACACCTCGTAAGTGGTACACCCACGGCCACTAACATCGTTGTGACTACTAACCTTACAGCTGCCACCTCTCAGACTGGCACCATAAGCCGTGTAGGTTTTCAGTTTGCCTCAGGTGATGCTGTTATCACAAACAGCGGTTCTGCTTACCCTACCCTAACTACTACTACTAAAGACTTGACACAGCTTGGGCTTATCCCTGGTGAATGGGTGTTTATTGGTGGGGATATTGCTGCCCAACAGTACAACACTGTAGCCAATAACGGGTTTGCTAGAGTTAGGTCTATTGCTACCAATACTATTGTTTTTGATAAAACTCAAAATACTATGGTAACAGATGCTGGTGCCGCTAAAACCATTAGGATCTTCTTCGGAAGGGTTCTTAAGAATGAATCAGCAAGTAACCTTATTGTAAGAAGAAGTTACCAGCTCGAGAGAACTCTTGGTGCACCCGATGACTCATTCACGTCTCAAATACAATCAGAGTATCTTGTAGGTTCTATCCCTAATGAACTTACTGTTAATATACCTACAGCGGAGAAGGTCACTGTTGACTTATCCTTTGTAGCACTAGATAGTGAGTTAAGAACAGGTCCCACTGGTGTAAAATCTGGGACAAGGCCAGCGCTTGTGGAAAGCGATGCACTAAATACCTCTTCTGATATAAGCCGTATGTCTATGTCTGTAGTGTCACCTATTAATGGTAATCCTACTAACCTGTTTGCTTATTTAACTGAAGCGACTATCTCTATAAACAATAATGTTTCACCAAATAAAGCAGTGGGTGTACTAGGTGCTTTTGATGCTACAGCTGGTACCTTTGAGGTTACTGGAAGTGTGACTGCCTACTTTGGTAATATAACAGCCATACAGGCTGTAAAGGATAACTCCGATGTTACTATTGACATACAGTTAGTAAAGTCTAATACTGGAATAACTATCGACTTACCCTTACTAGCACTTGGTGATGGAAGAGTAAACATCGAGCAAGACCAACCTATTACGATACCATTATCATTGGATGCTGCTACTGGTGCTAAACTTAACAGCGCATTAGACCATACTTTAATGATGGTATTTTATGACTATTTACCAAACTTAGCAGGTTAATATGAGTATCTATTCCGCTTTTAAAACAGACAAACAACTAGAAGAAACTGGTATCTGGCTTAATTATGGCGATTTTAAAATCAAAATAGCTAGAGCAGGTGGTAGTAATAAGAGATTTGAGAACTCTTGTAAAAACAGGCTTAAAGGTTATGAAAGAGCCCTACAGATAGGTGCTTTAAGTAATGATAAAGCTAATGAACTAATGCAAGAGATTTACGCCGAATCTGTAATCCTTGATTGGGAGGGTGTTAAAGATGAAGAAGGGAATACGCTTGAATGCAATAAAGAAAATGTTCTTAAAGTACTTAAAGACTTACCTGAACTCTTTAAAGACCTTGAAGATAACTCCAAAAAAATTGCTCTCTTTCGTCAAGACATTCTGGAAAAAGACCTAAAAAATTAATTAGCTTCCTGCTTTATAGCCTTGAGCAGGGGGCTGTTGAGTCTAAAATAATTAAGGCTGCATTAAGCTGTGGTCACCCTATACCCCAAAAAATACAGAATGCTCCCACACTTACTGAAGGTCTATACTTTTACTACCTAGCTTTTATTGATCTACACACCTGTAGGTCTTTTAATGGTTTTGATGAGGGTCCTATTCCCTGGCACTACGTCGACCAATATGCCGTTAGGCATAACTTTTCAGATGACGAATATCAGGAATTATGGTATTTTATAAAGGAGATGGATCGAGCCTATCTAAGTTTTAATAGAGCTAGGAAAACCAAATAATGGCAAAAGCTAATGAGTTCATCCGTAGAATAAATCTTAAGGCTTCAAAGATACCTGAGAATGCTAATAAGATAAAACGTAAAGCTGCATTAGCTATAGACCAAACTGTGGTACTAGCTACACCTGTGGACACTGGCCGTGCTAGGTCTAACTGGTTAGTACAACTTAATTCCCCAGAGACTTCGCCCATAGAACCCTATTCACCTGGTAAAAAATTGGGTAAAAGTGATAGCGCTAATGCTTCTGCTGCCATAGCACAAGGCTTATCCGTTATTGCCCAGGCTAAACCCGGTGATACTATCTATATATCAAATAACCTAGACTATATTGCTAAATTGAATGCCGGGTCCTCTCAACAGGCACCCTCTATGTTCGTAGAAAAGTCAATCGATGCAGCTATTCAAGCTATCTCCGGTGAAAGGTTATTAAAATGACCACAGAGAGATTTGATATTACGGTTAGAGAAGATGGCTCTAAGGAAGTTGATAGAAAAATAAGAAAAATTGGTACTGGTGCTAAGGAAACTGAAAGCGCAGTAGCCAAACTTAATACATTACTTAAAAGCCTTATAGGTGTTGGTATAATAGAAAGGTTAAGGCAATATGCGGATACTTATACTAACCTACAAAACCGTTTAAAATTGGTTACAAATAGTACAGCTCAACTGTCTGTAGTTCAACAAAAACTGTTTGACATATCACAGAAAACCAGATCCTCGTTACCAGCTAACGTTGAGCTATTTACTAGACTGTCTTTTGCAACAAAAGAGTTAGGCACTTCACAGGCTGAGCTGTTAACCTTAACAGAAAGAATTAACAAGGCTATCGTTATTTCAGGGGCTAATACTCAAGAAGCCCAAAACGCCCTTATTCAGTTTGCTCAGGGTTTATCATCTGGTGCACTTCAAGGTGAAGAGCTTAGATCAGTTTTAGAGCAATTACCTAGAGTAGCTGATGTTATTGCTAAACAGTTTGGTGTGCTTAATCCAGATATAGAAGTTACAAGGGCAGCTTTAAAAGAGCTTGGTAAACAAGGCAAGATTACCCCAGAGGTAATCCTAACTGCCTTTAGAAACTTTGGTGGCACATTAGATCAAGAGTTTGGTTTAACTACAGCCACAATCGGTCAAGCATTTTTAAAACTTAACAACTCTATACTTAAGAGCTTTGGTGAACTGGATGCTAAATTGGGTATCTCGAGTACCATAGTTGCTGGTGTAGATTTTTTAAGAGAAAATCTTGAACTACTTGGCCGTGTAGCGATAGCAACAGGTATAGCCTTTGCAGTAGGTTTAGTAGCTAAAGGTATAAATAAAGCAATAACTGGCCTCAAAGATTTAGCTGCCTATATCCTTAAAAACCCCTTCACCTTTTTGGCACAGTCACTTACTGTAGTGATTAGTCTATTAACAGCTTTCTCTGACAGGATTACTATTAGTAAAGATGGCTTAGTAACATTAGAGGATTTTGGAAAAGCTGCTTTTGATGTGCTTATTAATGGCGGTACTAATGCTGCTAAAGCTACTGATACTTCTACTAATGCAATTAATAACTTAGCTATAGATGGTCAAACTGCTTTTGATGCTATAACTAAAGGTATTATTAACGTGATTGCTGCCTTGGCTAATGCGGGAGACTCAGCTGAAATCTTTTATCAAACCTTAGTATTAGGTTATAGAGAAATAATTATAAGCTTTAGTAATTTACCCCAAGATTTTAGTATTATCTTTGCTAAAGCCCTTAATGGTGCTATACAAATTGTAGAAGATGGTGTAAATAAGATAACAAAATCACTAAGCTCAGTAACTGAGTTTGTTGGTGCTGGCCGTATAAGCGATGTAGCACTAGGTCGCTTAAATGAGAACTTTCCTAAGACTGACCCAAAGACTGACCCAGAGGTTATTGAGGCTACTAATAGAATAAAAGAGTTAGAGGCTAGCAGAGATGCTAGAGTAGCTAATCTTACTAAGTTGCTTGAGAGTATAAAGAGTGCAGCTAAGGAGATTAGTGATAAACGTATTGCTGATAAAGCAAAAGCTGATGCTGAAGAAGCTGCAGCACTTAAAGCCTTAGAAGAAGCTTCTGATAAAGCTAGTAAACTAGCTGCTGCAAGCGATAGTTCAGGTAGTGGAAAAGGTGCAGCTAATGATAATCAAAAAATTAGCTTAAAGGAGATTTTAAGTGACCTAGAGCAACAAGGTAAGTTGCTACAGTTAAACAACCGGGAACGTGAAATCCAAAACCAGTTAATTGGTATAGAGAATGAGTTTAAGCGTGAAGGTATACCGCTTAATCAGGCTGAGAAAGATTTACTTGAAAGCCGTCTTAGTAACCTACAGGCTTTAAACGATCAAGCTCAGATTTATGATCAGATTAAAGGTCCTTTGATCGAGAATCAAAGAAGTCAAGAGGCTTTAAATGCCCTATATGAACAGGGTAAGATTTCTATAGATGAGTATAACCAGGCACTTAATAACCTTCAAACACAAGCACTAGAAACTGATAGAACCTTAGAAGGTGGTCTATCAAGAGGGCTGGGCAGGGTAGCAGAAGAGTTTGGTAATGTATCCACTGTAGCTGAAGACCTTGTAGTAAACGCTTTTGGTAAAGCTGAAGACGCCCTAGTTGACTTTGTAGAAACAGGTAAGCTTAGCTTCAAAGATTTAGTAAACAGTATTCAGGCGGACCTTACCAGGCTTGCTGTACGTCAACTTGTAACTGCACCTCTCGCTGGTTTATTAGGTGGTGCTAGTGGTGGTCTTAGCGGCTTATTTGGAGGGGCTGCTGGTGGTGCTAGTGGTACATCGCCACTTACCGCTTCTTCACCTGCTGGTAATGTAAGCTATAGTCCAGCTGGTAGTTCAGGAGGCTTTTTCTCCGATTTGTTTGGCTTTGCTAACGGCGGTCAGTTTCAAGTAGGTGGCCAAGGCGGTACAGATAGCCAATTAGTAGCCTTTAGAGCTAGTCCTAATGAGACAGTAACAGTTAATAAACCAGGCCAGTCTCAGGGTGGTGGAAACATCGTCATAAACATACAGACACAGGATGTAGCTTCTTTTAAAAGATCTGAGGGTCAGATATTGGGTCAGTTTGCTCAAAACCTATCAAGACAAAAGAAGAGAATGACCTAATGGCTTTTCATGACATAAGATTTCCTGAAGACCTTAGCTACGGTGCTCAGGGTGGACCTGAGTTTAATACTACTGTAGTAATCATGAAGTCAGGTCAAGAAAGTAGGAATCAAAACTGGCTAGAGTCTAGGGTAAGGTGGGATGTTAGCACCGCTATTAAAGATAAAGGGGATGCTGAAATACTTATAGCTTTCTTTAGACTTAGAAAAGGTAGATTCCATGCTTTTAGGTTCAAAGACCACTTGGACTATATTGCTACTCTACAACCCATTGGTACTGGTACAGGGGCCCTAACCACCTTTCAGCTATCAAAAACATACAATGATGGTTTGATCTCGACAAACAGGGTTATAACAAGGCCTGTAGATAATACTACTAAAATCTATTTTAATGGTGTTCAACAGACGACCGGCTGGACTGTTAATATCACTACAGGTGTAGTAACTTTTTCGGTCGCCCCTGGTGCTGGTGTAGCTATAACAGCTTCTTTCGAGTTTGACATACCAGCACGTTTTGATATAGATCAACTTAGGGTTACTATACAAGGTTATGATGCTTTTATAGCTGACTCTGTAAATATCGTGGAGATAAGAGAATGACACTAAGTATACCCTTATCTATACAAGCTACCTTAGATAGCGGATCTACTAGCCTTTGCACGCTTATACTTATTATCAGAGAGGATACTCAAGAGTTTGCCTTCACTGATTTAGATAGGGATGTAGTTTTTAGTGGTAAGACCTATAAAAGTAAAGGCGGGTTTAATGCCTCATCAGTACAATCCACATCAGGATTATCTGTAGATAACATGGACTTTGACGCAGTTATCGACGACGTAAGCATCACTCAAGATGACCTTAAGCGAGGCCTATTTAATAATGCAAAGGTGTTTGTATATCTTGTAGACTATAATAACCTAGGTAGTGGTGACAAGGTTATTTTAAGACAAGGTACGCTTGGTGATGTAACAGTTAAAGATAACGGCTCTTATTATGCTGAAGTAAGGGGTTTAAGTAACAGACTACAAACCCGTATAGGCTTAGTTTATACACCTCTGTGCAATGCCCGACAACTTGGGGATGCTCGTTGTAAGAAGTCGTTAACGGGTTTAAGTTTTGTGACATCAGTACTAGCAGTTACAAATAACCGCACCTTTACTCACAATACCTCAGTACAGGGTACTGGTTTTTTTGACTACGGAATTATAGAATGGCTTGCTGGTTCGTCTAATAACGGTGCAAAAATAGAGATTAAAAGCTACACAGTATCAGGAGGTGTTGGGACGTTTGTACTACAGTTGCCTATGCCCAAAAACATTATAACCGGTAATAGTTTTAGAGCTATAGCCGGGTGTGATCGTAAGTTGCAGACTTGTAGGGATAGGTTTAATAATGTGGTTAATTTTAGAGGCTTCCCTAGTTTACCTGGACTCGATGAGATGTTAAAGTCTGGATCATGATATACTCAACCGACATTGTTAAAGTTGCAAGAGAATGGATTGGTACACCTTATCATCACCAAGCTGCACTTAAAGGTATAGGCTGTGACTGCATAGGGTTACTTATAGGTGTCTGGAGGGAAATTATTGGTAACCTGCCTGTAGAGCCGCCTGTCTACTCACCTCAATGGCACTTACACCAAAAAGAGAGCCAGTTAATCTCTGTATTAGAAAATTCTTATGGCTTTAAACGTATAAACTGTAGTAATCCACCCAGTGGTTCAGTTTTATGTATGGGTCTTAGAAAGGGGCCAGCCCACCATGCTGGTATAGCTACCGGTGATAATACTTTTATACACTCCTTTATGACCGCCAAAAAAGTTGTAGAGGTTACTTTAGATAATGATTGGAGAAGTAGAACACACGCCGTGTTAGTATACCCGGGGGTAATCTAATGGCTCAATTAGGTATAGGGTTAGCTGGTAGTGCAGTTGGTGCTTTTTTTGGTGGCCCAGTTGGAGCAAGAATAGGGTTTGCAGCTGGTTCACTATTAGGGGGTATATTATTTCCAGGAGATGGCCCGCCTGATCAGGTTAATGAAGGTCCAAGAATTAGTGATACACGAGTACAGACTAGTGCCTATGGTCAATATATGTTAAAGCCGTATGGTACTGTAAGATTAGCTGGTAACCTAATATGGGCTAGCCCTATCAGGGAAGTAATACAAGAGTCTAACCAAGATGTAGGCGGTAAAGGCGGGGGAGGTGCAACTTTAACTACAAGAACCTATCTTTATTATAGGTCTTTTGCTATAGGGGTATGTTTAGGCCCAATAACCTCTTACAAAAAGATATGGGGTAATACAGAGCTTATTTATGATTCGACTACTGGTAACTCATCCTATGCTAATACTCGGTATTTAGGTAATGAGACTCAAATGCCAGACTCGATTATACAATCCTTTGGCGATCCTAGTTATATCCCAGCTTATAGGGGTTTAGCTTATGTAGTTTTTAATGATATGCTTCTCTCTAACTTCGGTAATTCTATACCATCACTTAGTTTTGAGGTAGAGGTATAAATGGCTATACTTGCAATAGGTATCGTTGGCGCTGGTATTGGCTCTAGTGTAGGCATGACCGCACTTGGGTTTGGTTTAGGCACAGCTATTGGCTCACTTTTATTTCCCGGTAATGAGCCTAACTCTGCTAAACCAGAGGACGGTAAGTTAAGAATAACCGACAATGTTTTACAGACCAGTTCTTACGGAGCCTATATGGCTGTAGGGTATGGCTTATATAAAGTGTCAGGTAATGTTATATGGGCTACTCCGATTGAAGAAGTTACAGAAGAAACGACAAACTCTACATTAAGTTCAGGCAAGGGTATCGGCGGTGATGGTGATACTAGGGCCCCAATAATCTCTGCAAGAACTTTTTTTAGATCAAGTATAGCGGTAGCTTTTGCTGAGGTTCCGCAACATAGACTCGAACCCGTAGTTTATAACACTACTCAGGAAAGCCAAGAAGATGGTGATATGGTGAATATCACAGAAAGAAAAAGCTTTGTTGGTATTAGAAGGTTATGGCTTAATAATTATTTGGTAAGAGATGGGCGCTCGAGTCAGTTTGAGCCACCCAGTATACTTAACGTTGAGGAGTATTTAGGTGATGAGAGTCAAGTACCAAGCCCTATAATTCAATCTTTTGATGGGGTAAATAACGTACCTGCTTATCGAGGTGCATGTTATGTAGTAATACCAAACTTAGATTTAACCCCGTTTGGAAATACGCTACCTTCAGCTAGTGCTGAACTTTATGAAAGAGCTGATAGGATAGATGACCTAGAGGAAGGCGTAGAGGGGCTTGCTTTAAGTCCAGATGAGAAATACCTTTGGGTTACTAGTCATACTAAAAGAGTTGTTCAAAAAGTTGATACAAAAACTCTTGAGGTTGTTGCTCGTATTGGAAGAGACACTCAAGACCCAAATGAATATCTTGGGCTTTTACCTGCTCATCCTTGGAGATGTGCAACAAGCCTAGATGGTGCCTATGTTTGGGTTGTTCACAAAGGCGCAAAAAAGCTTACTAGAATCACAGTATCAGATAATACTTGGGTTAGTTATGATGTGGATAAAAAGTATGCTACAGACGTAGCAGTTGATGGTAGTGGTAATGTTTGGGTAACTTATCCTTTTTATGATAAGGTAACAAAATACAATTCTAGTGGTGTTAAACAACTAGATATAACTATATATAGTGCACCCTGGTGCATTGGATATGACCGTGAGTATAACTATCTTTGGGTAAGTACTAATAAGTCTGTTGATAGAATTAACCCTATTGATAATACTACTTTTTCACTAAATCTTGGAGGAAATTCTACTTTAAGTAGTGGACCAGATCGAGGTCGATATTTTCATAGTGATCAGGCTTTTGTAAGAAGAAATAGTGATATGTGGGTTGCAACAACTGGTAATGATGTTGCAACTATAATAAATAGAACAGGTTTCCTTCCTTCGTATGACCCTTCATATAGAAGAACAAGGAATGTACCAACTTATCCAACAGGTGCTGATTGTAATTATAATGATATTCCTGATTTTATCCCTAATGTTCCCAATGATCCCACCCGTGGATATGGAACAATTTACATAAGTGGCTTTGCTGGAAATAGGTTACGGGCGTTTAGTTATCAAGCAAGAGGTCATTTAAATGCAGGAACGATAGCTTTTCCTGGACAATGTGTTGCAATGCCGGATGGAAAGTGTTTTGTTACCAACACAAGACTTGGAATTGTTCAGCGAATAGATACGAGGTAATATGGCTGGTGTTGCAGAAGCTTATTTTGGTTTAGAAGAGGATCAACCAATTCCTAGTCTTGATAGGGCAACGCTGTTCATAGAAGACAATGATGAGCTGTTAAACTTCTATGATACCCAAAGAAAGAGGGTGCAAAAGTTCGCTGATAGCTATCTACAGGATGCGGCCAACCCTGTAGTTACAATGATCTCAGCAGGGTCTACTACACTCACCCCTGAGGTAGCTAAAACCCGGTTAGGTTTTCAAGATTTTAGACGTATGCAAGTGTTAGTTCAGGGTTGGAAAACCTTTAACAATACTGACTATCGAGATCATGCAATGCAGATGATTCTAGATTGGGCTGATACTAATATACCTAATGGTCACCCGATTAACCAGACCCATCTAGAGGGATTGCATTATGCTCTTAAAGACTTAGCCCCTAACGGTACACCCGGACAATTTACTACCACTGATTATAATACTAGGGTTAAACCATGGCTACAGGCTATTCGCGATGCTACAGTAGCTTGGGCTTTTCCGCCGGAGCCAGGCGGGGGCACACTTTTATATGGGAATCACTATACTCACCATTATATGCAACTGTATATGTGTTATTTATCTTTGGGCGATACCACATCCGCCTCTAATTTATTAACCGCTGTAGATACACATGCTACACAAAACTTCCCCTTCGGCAATGCGGCAATAACCTACCCTCAAGTTTTTGCAGTAACTGCACTTAATCAAGGGAGTAAGTGGTATGAGATAACAGGGGATTTTACCACTCGGTTTTTAACAGGTGTAACCTTTAATATAGTTAGCTCTACAGGTAATAATGGTTTATATACTTGCTCAGCTAACTCTACCTTAGTTTTAGGAAGGACACGGATCACCGTTGTAGAGTCAATACCTTCAGCTGTAGCAAATGGTTCTGTAAGTGAGGTTTTTCAAACACCTCCCCACCAGATGCCCCGTGCTGCAACCAATGTCGGTGAAAGTATAGATTTTATTCGGCGGGATTCTTTTCATTATCATACCTATGATATGCAGCCATGGTTAACCTTGGCTATAGCAGAGGGAACAAACCGCTATCAAACCAAGATGACTCAGGCATGGGACTGGTGGTGGGATAAGGTTCTTGATGTTAATGATTTACACACAGAATTTACAAACAGCTCTGATGATTTTGACCAACTCCGGTGGGAGGGATCTCGGTCCGAGTATCTTCAGCCAGGGACCTTTTGGATGCCGGATGAAGCAGCAAGAACTATTTGCCTTTATTATCAATATCAATTAACATTAAATCCAAGCTATCCTATCAATGACGCTATACTTGCAATGGCCTTACGAAGTGATAGAATCTCTACTGAATGGGCATACTGGTTCCGGTTTACGTTAGGTGTTTGAATGGCTTTACTTTCTAATGTTATAATTGATATTTGTCAAAGGGCCGGATATGACGTATCCGAGATAGATGTCACACAGATCACTGGAACTGTAGACGGCTTTGTACTTTCTAACCGATCAACTGCTAGATCTATGATCGAAGAGCTACAAAAAGCTTTTCTGTTTGAGGGTATTGAGAGCGGATCTACTATTAAGTTTGTACCTATAAACCAGCCATCCATAGCATCTATTAGTGTAAATGAGCTATTACCTATAGGCTCAGATGAGGACCCTAAATACCTAGAGATAGGTCAAATAGATACTAATGACTTACCAAAAACACTTTCTATAAACTATATAGCCAAGACCGCTGACTATCAACAAGGGACCCAAGAGGCTATAAGGCAGATAGCTGATGCTGGTGAAGCCGAGACTATATCAGTCGCTGTAGTAATGGATAATGATACTGCTAGGCAGTTAATTGAAAAGATAATGTATATTAGGTGGACTAAAAGTGTATCTTTTAATTTTTCTTTACCTATTAAGTATTTAAGGCTAGAACCTGGTGATGTTATATCCTTAGTAGATACTACTATCACTCACAATATCCGGATTATAAAAAAACAGTTTTCTGGTCAGACTATACTCTTTGAGGGTGAAAAAATCGATACTGAAGCCTTTAACCAAACAATATCAGGCGGCCCTATATCTGTTATAGGCGGTGTAGTGTTTGACCCAGGTGATACCTCGTTATTCAACTTGGATATACCCCTATTAAGAGAAACTGATAATAATGCTGGTTTTTATATTGCTGCTGGTAGGGTAAAGACCACTTGGAGGGGTGCTCAGATCTATAGATCTAATGATAATATAACCTACAGCTTGATGTCAAGTTTACCGGTCCCTACAGTCTCTGGCTCGGCACTTACCGCATTAGCTAATGGTCCACATAATTATATGGACAGAATTAATACCGTGGATGTTCAGTTATTGTACGATGACCAGTTAACCTCTACTACCTTAGATAACCTATTAAACTCAGTTAACAGTTGTGTACTTGGCGATGAGATAGTCCAATTTCAAACTGCTACCCTTATTGGTACTCGCACTTATAGGTTGTCTAATCTATTAAGGGGAAGGCTTGGTAGTGAGCAGTTTAAAGCCTCTCATATAATAGGGGATAGGTTTGTCATGCTGCAACCAGGCGGTAACCTTGATAGGGTATTAGACTCGGCCGGCTCACTAAATATCTCTAAATACTATAAGCCTGTATCTGTAGGTCAAGATATTATTGATGTTACTGCTTCTACATTTACGAATACTGGTAGAGGTTTAAAGCCTTATTCACCTTGTCAATTTAAATCAGCTAAACAGGTATCTGGTGATTTTATACTTACTTGGGTAAGACGTACTAGATTCAACGGCGGATGGCTTAGTAACTCCGATGTACCACTTAACGAGGAAAGGGAAGAGTACACCATAAATATCTATAATGGTTTAGTAATAGTAAGGACTGCTATTGTAAGTTCACCCATTTTTACTTATACTGCTGCTATGCAAGTTACTGATTTTGGCTCAACGCAGTCGACTATTAATGCTAAGGTTGCTCAGAATAGTGCGATCATTGGGCCAGGTTATTATGAAAGCTTATAGGGTTTAAAATGGTAAGTTATAGCGTTAGACATCAGGTACCATTCTTAGAGATTGCTCAAGCCCAAAAAGAAACAACGCATAATGAAGCGTTAAGGATTATAGACGTCTTAGCAAACCTACTTATTAAGGACCGTGATCTTGCAACACCCCCAGGGTCACCAGTTAATGGCGATACTTACCTTATTGCAGCTTCACCTACAGGTGCTTGGGCTGGTCAAGCTGGCAAGATTGGTTTTTACTATGACGGCTGGACTTTTATTACTGCCTTTGAGGGGCTTCAGGGTTGGGTAGATGATGAAGAACGGCAGATTATTTTTAGTGATGGTATTTGGCGTGAATCTTCAGGTGCTTGGGCTGTAGGTATAGGCACAAGCGCAGTCACCGATCAAGTAAATCTTTTAACTGCCGACACAGGGTCGATTAAACCTGTAGGTACAGGGACTGATAGTGGTATTGTTATACTTCCACAGCTATCTACAGTTGATAGCCGTGGCATGATAGGGGTAAAAAAGACAAACGCAGATGACACTGCTTTGATTATCCACGGTTTCCCACTTAACCTTTTAACCTATGCTAACGATCAGAGCAATGCAGCTTGGGTAAAGACCTTTACTACAATTAGCGCAAACACCGGAACTGACCCAAGCGGGGGAACCACACTAGATAAACTACAAGAGGACAACACCACAAACTTACATGAGATAGCTCAAGTATATGCTAAACCTTTCGGTGTTACTAGGCTTGTGGCAAGCTTTGTAGTTCAAGCCGTTGAGCGTAACACGGTGATGTTAATGCTTGATCGTGGAAGCTCTGCAAACCGGGCAGAGATGCGTGTTGCTTTATCGACTAATACGGTAAGTAACACAGCAAGTGCCGGTGATGGTACCTATGTTAGTGGTACATGCACAGATTTGCCAAACGGTAACAAGCTTATTACTCTTGTTGCTGATGTCACAGCAGCAGCCAACAACTGGTCAACTCGTCTAAGACTTTTTAATGCTACTTCCACATACCTTGGTGTAACAGGTAGTGGTGTTTTTATGGGCCGTGCTCAACTGGGATTCTATAACCCATTACCAGCCTGGAGTGCAGCACAAGACACTGTAGCAACCAATGCTATCGAGACCATAGACGGAGTAACAACCCGTGAGTTAAGAAGCCAGGGTTCGACCTTTGTTGCTTTTAAGGGTGCGACTGAATGGGCTATCTTGAGGGCAGAGCCCGATATCGACTCAGGTACATGGACCCCTACAGTAAGTGGATCAACTACAGGTGGCTCACAGACCTATGGTACTCGTGTGGGTCATTGGACTAGAAGGGGCAGGTTTGTAGACTTCTTTTGTAGTGTAAACGTCTCTACACTTGATGCTGCTACTGCTGGTAACTTAAGGATTACGGGGTTACCCTTTGCTGCGTTAAATACTACTGGTTTTCAACAACCCTTAACTATAAACGTACGAAGTAACCTAACTTTAACTGCTGGTTATACTATGTACTCTGCATATATGGCCAATAACAGCGCTATTATAAACTTAGCTCAGATGGGTAGTAACGTAGCTCAAGCTTTACTACAAGCGACGGCTGCTGCTAGTGGATTAACTATTGACATACAAGGTACAATAAGGATCAACTAAATGTTTGATATAATTAACCTGGCTACTAGTGTTATCGACAAGCTATTCCCAGATAAAACTGAGGCTGCTGCACAAAAGGTGAAGCTTGTAGAGCTTCAACAAAGCGGCGAATTAAAAGACTTAGAGCTGTTTTTACAGGATGTAAAGAGTGCTAGAGAAAGGGAGATAGCTGTTAAAGACAGTATGCCAGCAATCCTATCCCTATTATCTCTTGCCTTGTTTGCTTTCACCCTTTATGCACTCTTCAGTAACATGATTAGTCATGATACAAGCGAGGTAGCTTATATGTTATTAGGTACTGTTACAAGCCTTATAACTACAGTCTTTGGCTATTATTTTGGGACTACACGGGGTAGTAATCTTAAGACAACCATGATGGTTGATATGCAAAAAGCAGCAGACTATAGGAAAAAAGATGTTTAAATTATCTAATAGCTCTTTATCAAAACTTAAAGGGGTTAACCCGCTCTTGGTAAACCTAATCAAAGACGGTATTAAAATTACCAGGGTTGACTTCGGTGTAACCTACGGCTTAAGAACAAAAGAGCAACAAGAAGAGTTAGTCAAGGCAGGCAAAAGCAGGACTATGAACTCTAGGCATTTAACTGGCCACGCTGTAGACTTAGCAGCTTATATCTACAACGTATTATCATGGGATACTAAGTATTACTATGAAATAGCTAGGGCTATAAGGCTAGTAGCTATACAACAGAATACGCCTGTAGTATGGGGCGGTGTATGGGATAAACTACTTAATGAATTATCTGAAGATTTAGAATCTGAAGTAAAAGCTTACCATGATAGATACAAAGTAACAAACCCTAAGAAAAAGCCCCTCTTTGATGGTCCACATTTTGAACTATCTCGAGGGGCTTTTCCAGCTTAGTATTCGTCGCTAGAGTCATCGAAAAAGGTGGTTTCTTCCTCTTCTTCGGTACCTTCAGAGACAGGCTCAGCAGCAGCTTTAAGCTTTTTAGCCTTAGTTTTTACTGGCTTTGCTTCTTCAGGTGCTTCAGCTTGAAGCTCAGCTACCACATTATCAAACTCTTCTTGGGTCCATTCATAAGAACGGCCAGCTTTTTTAATGCTAGCTGCACGCAGTCTTACTCGTGCTGAGGCTGGCTTAATGTTCAATACTTCTGAAAGGTCATTAATACCTAGTTTCTTTTCAGTTTCTACTTCTTGAACTACTTCTTTAGTTTTAGCTTTTGCCATAAGTTACTCCTTTGAGGCTTTTAAGTACAGTGTCACTGATTGACTTTTTGGATAATATAGCTTCATAGATCGCTTCGTCAATAGTATTCTTTGCGTAGACCAAGTATATTTTGACATCCCTAGTCTGACCATACCTATGAACCCGTGCTAGGGCCTGCTCATAGTCTATAAAACTATACGTCAAGGAGTAAAAGATGGCATTGCAAGAACTGTAGAGGTCTATACCAACACCTCCGGTTTTTATTTGACATATTATCACGTCATATAGCCCGGCTTGAAAGTCTTCAATCATCTTACTTCTATTCCTAGTTTGGCCATTTAATACCGCTACTTTTAAATGAGATAGCTCATCAGCCACTATTTTTATTTCTTCAAGGTATTTACAGAAGACTACTATAGGTGTGGTCATATTTTTTATGAGTGAACTTATACGACGTACCTTAGCCCGACCTATTGAGAAGGTTTCTTGGTCTTCATTTATGATAAAACCTCCACATATTTGTTGAAGTTTGGCTATCTGGGTTATTTTAAGCTCTACAGCAACAGTCTCACCTTCTAAGGAGGTTATCATCTCATTGCTCATCTCTTCATATACCCGTAGTTGCTTACCAAGTAACTCTACAGGGGATAATACTACTTCCATTTTTGGTAAGTCTAGTACATCGGCCTTTACTACACGGATGCAGTACGGTTTAAGCTTTTCTAAGAACTCGGGTAACTTTTTGAGCCTAAACTTTATCTCTTTACCCATAAAGCCGGTCTTGTAACAATACTCATCTTCAAAGTCTTTCCACCGTGTGCCAAAAACCCCAGGGGCTACAAACCTAAATTGGGCCCACATATCTATAGGTGACTTATCAATAGGCGTCCCTGATAGGATTACCTTATGGTCTGCTAACTTTAGCCTTGCTGCACGTTTTGATTGTTGAGTATTGCGGCCTTTTATTCTCTGACTTTCATCCATTGCAATCAAAGTCCAGTGAACCTTGCATAGCTTATCTATAAACTTTGGGAGACCCTCATAATGAGTAAGGAATAATTTTGGCCCATCTCTGTAGGCTTTATACTCATTGAAATCTTTAAAGATAGCCAGGTCTTTAAACTGTGATAAGGTTTTTAGCCAAGTTGTATCTATATTTGTTAGGGGTACTATAAGTAGATACTCAGACTTAGCGTGAAGTAGTTTCTCAATTATACCAGCAGTAACCCAGGTTTTGCCAGTACCCTGGTCGAATAATAGTGCAGTACTGGGCTGAGTACAGATAGTATCAACTGCGGCTTTTTGATAATCGAATAGCTTTTCGTACAGCATCTATGGCCTCCTCAGCTGTAGTAATAGTCATGGAGACTCCCCCATTTTCTATGACTAACTCTATCTCGTATAATTGTCTGGCTGTAGGCTGTTCGCCTGGCTCTTTTACCTCGAACTCAAAATATAGGCCCTTAACACAACCTACTAAATCAAGCATACAAGGCTGAAAAGGGCCGCCATGAATCTTTTTCCAGCGGCCCCCAACAGTAGCTTCCAATGCCTTACGGATTTTTAATTGCCGTTTTGACTCTGGTTTTTTAGGCATCTTCTTCCATAAAGCCAGCAGTAATCAGTGCCTCGATAACCACATTGATCTTTTTACGGAGTGTGGTGTATTCAGACAAGGTTACATCTAAGCCAAGTTTTTCAACTAAGGTTTCCAGCTCATCAGCGTCCATGTCCATAATATCATCAGAGGTGTATTCTACCTTTGCTTTACTAGTTTTCTTGGCAACTGGTGCTTCTTCCTCTTCAACCTTAGTACTTTTCTTAGCAGCTTTAGGGGCTTCTTCCTCGTCTTCATCATCCTCAACTTTAGTAGCTTTTTTCTTTACTACAGTGGGTTGTTCATCAGAGTCATCATAAAAGGTGTAACCAGTGATACGGTGATTATTTTTACCGTCATAAGAGTTATCTTCTACTGTAGCACTGAATCTTCTACCGATCAACTCATCTAAGTCTAACTCAAATGCACCTGATGGGATCTCAACCTCCACAGCTTCCAGTAACTGTCTTAAAACCCATAAGCTTTGAGGTTGAAGGTTTAAAACGACATTTAAAGATTTATCAACAAACTTAGGGTATGGTGAGTCAATAATTGTAGTCTTAAGTTGTATTTGATCTTGACCTGACTGACTGCTTTTACCGAAAATTGCTGAGGTAATTTGGAAAGCATACTGACCGCTAAATCCGTGAAGATTAAGACGACTATCAATAGCTGATAAGTCAAGTCTAACAGTATTCTTTTTAGTTTTAGCCATATTATTCTCCTTTGATGATGGCGTTGAGTTCCTCAAAACTTGGGTTCTTTATGAACTTAGGTACTGAGAAGTTTTTAGGTTTTCTTACCTTAGTTGTATACACTGAATTGGGCGCTAACCTTAAACAAAAGTCATAAACTTCCTCCTCTATTTTTTTACCTTTAATTTCCTTAACTTTTACCCTAGAGCGGATAAAAGTATTGGCAATCACTGAAGCTACAGAGTTCAGGTGATCTTTTACTGCTGGTGATAAACGAGCCCCTACTTCAGGGTTAAGATTATCACCGTCGAGCTCAGCTTCTTCACCAGCATTAAACACTCTCTCTTGAGCTAAAAAGACTACGTGCATCTTTAAGTTTCTTAAGCGAGTTATCCAATCTTTCATGAGTGAGCTTACTTCACCCCATTCTTTTTTGGTCATAGTTCCCCATTCACCAGCATTTTCTACCCTTTTATTCTTTTTAGCTAATATGTGTTCAAGCGCTAATCCCTGGAGTTGTGTAACCGTGTCTATAGTAAGTGTTTGATACTCATGGTTTTTGTTAGCTAATAACCACCAATAAACGTCTTCAAACTCTTCCCAACTATCGATCCTAATAAGATCAATACCCTCTACATCAGCTATACTTTCTGTGCCATCATCTCTTATATCAAGATGTAACAGCTTTTTAGGGAATGTAGATGATAGTGTAGTCTTACCTGTACCGCTTCTACCATAAATAGCATAGCTCCTAAAACCTCTACTATCAGAGATGGGTAATATGGGTAACTTACTTGGTGTTTTCATTTTTAAGACCTTTGTTTTCTACTTTATACTGACCTTTTATTATCATGTCTACGTCCGAGCCAGTCAGTTCAGCTCTACAGATAGATTCATAGTCACAAAATTTGCAGTGCATTCCGATGTTTTTTACCTTTTTCTTTCCATGATTCTCCACTAATTCCTGGGCGCTGTCAATAAAATCTTTATAGACAGACTCCACTATACTCTGGTTAATTGGAGTGAATACCCTTATAAAATAGTTAGATAGGTTTTGCTGTGCAGCGTCTATTAGCTTCTTAGAGAAGTTTGGATCATAGCCCTGTTCTTCAGCATACCTACGGATAACACCCGGCAATGTGTTGAGTTTAGCCTCTGATAATTTACCGCTTTTTAATATCCTGGGTATCTCAGGTGCACCGCTGTGGATATAATCCCAACACATGCCGTCAGCCTCAGCTAACCCAGTAATCTGTAGAGCTTTTAGGTATACAGCTGACTGAATGTTTCTCCATCTTTCATCATTAGCGGGCATCCGGTTAAAGGTTTTATGCTCTACTACCCATACTAACTTATTAGCTGTTTTAGCTATAGCATCTATCTTACCAGTAAAGATAATACCATCAGCTATCTCTATATTAAACTCATGTTCAGCATACCTACCGCCCCTTCTAAGATAAAAGAGTGAGTCATCACCCCAGTACTCAAAGTACTCCATCATGATGTTTCGGATATCATTTATAAGATCGCCGTATAACTCATACTCTTCTTGGAACATTTTACCCTTTTCAGCCTCGATAGCATCCAGTTTTTTAAAGGGATCCCTATTGTTAGCCTGTTCTTCTATTAGTTCATGAATTATTCCACCAAACGTAAAAGGTCTTTTAATAGTCTTTTTTCTTAAAAGCTCTACATACTTCTGATGATAAGCAAACTGACATTGACGCCAGGTCTTAATTTTTGATTGACTTACTTTGACTTCCATTTTTCTAAACTAACTCCTTTGCTCCATGGACCAATCTGTGCTTCACCCAGTATGGGGACCCGAAGGTCAACACCAAACTCTTCTAATAGGTCAGGGCCAGACATCACCTGTAGTATCCTGTTATAAACTTCTTCTACATACTCATCTTTAACCAAAAACATAGTAGCATCATGAACTGTACCAATAACCCTAACTTTGTCTACACCATATTCTCTAGAGATCTGCAGGGCAGTCATTAGGTTTAGGTCATTAGCGAATGATTGAACGGGTGAATTAATAGCTTGCCTTTCAGCTTCTTTCTTACCTGGTGTATCATAAGTAGCTTTAGCTTCTGGTAATCTTCTCTTTCTACCGATAAGGCTTTCTACATAACCATACCTTTTTGCAAAGCTTTTTTGTTCATTATGCCATTCCAAAAACTTTGGGTATAGTTCAAAGAAGGCATCTCGGCTAGCTCTAGCTTCATCGTCAGTAACAGTTACCCCATAATTATCACGAGCATAGTCTTTAAACTTTACCCACCACATGCCATACAAAAACCCAAAGTTAATAGCTTTAGCTTTTTTTCTTAACTCTTTCCAACCCTTATCAAATTCTTGAGATTTTTCAGGGCCATACTTTAATAGTACCTGTATAGCCTCGCCATAATTAAGGGGCTTATCTGGGAGTACGTCATACTTTTTTAGTAAGCAAGTAGCTGTATGTTTTATTAACTCAGGTTGACTACCCTGCCTACCTAACTCCCTTATCAAGGTTAACCAGTGAACATCTACACCTGTAGCAAAAGCGTGTAACATAGTTGTCTCATTAGCTACCTCAGCAGCTACTCTTAACTCAATTTGTGAAAGGTCAGCGTCTATTAATTGCCAACCTTCGGGTGCTGTTATTAAGGACCTTATTCTTGGATCCCGTGGTACTTGCTGTAGGTTAGGTCTTTCACAAGATAACCTGCCGGTCACTGTACCATGAAGCTTAAAGCTAGGGTGTAGTGTACTGTCTACAATAAAGGGTTTCCAGCCTTCAATGAAAGCACTCAGTTGTTTTGATGCCTCTCGGTATCTTAGTAGTGAGGCACACATGGGATGGTCTATTTGTTTAATAACAGACTCGCTTGTAGCTCTACCGCCTTTAGGTGTGTATGACACTACAGGTATATTAAGCTTATCATAGAGTAGCTCACCAAGCTGTTTAGGTGAATTCCAGTTTGTACCTGGGCCCCACTTTTCAAGTACTTTTAATGCTTCAGTAAGCTCATTCTTTAGGTAGTCCTCAGCATCCTGCATTTTTGACAGGTCAATATAGATACCGTAGTATTCTATAGTTATAAATAACCTTACACAGGGCATAATGATTTTATCAAAGACCCTTTTAGTTTTAGGCTCTTTAGCTAACCTTTTGCTAAATATACTATAAAGCTTTAAAGTGTATAATAAGTCTAGCCCATGATACTTAGATACTACTTCTAAAGTACCGCTAATTTTATCCTCACCACCAATGTCATAACTCGGTGCACCACAGTAAATAGTAGCTAAGTATTTTAAACCATGTTGACTATTTTCATCCAATGAATAGTGAGCCATCATAGTATCAAAGTCTAAGTACCAATCTACCTTATAGTGTACTTTCATCCATAGCATATCAAACTTGCCATTATGAGCAACAAGAATACAGTCTTGAAGTTTGTCGGTTAACTCTCTTACTATCGCTTTTCTGTTACGATAACCCCATAAGGAGTATTGTTTGGCTAAAGGGATAGACCATTGAAAATTCTTAGTACCAAAGCCGATAAAGTTTATCTCTGCACCATTATCCCATGGATAAAGACCAGTAGTTTCTATATCAAAAGACACTACACCCTTAAGGTCATTCATCATCTCGTCAAAGGTTTCGTCATCATTTACGACCCTAAGGTTAAGTGATTCTTCTTCTAATAATCCGCCGTTTTGAATTAAACTGCTAAAAGTTGATAAGTCAGCCTCAACTACAGAGGATAATGCTGGGTCATATAAAAGGTTACTTATAGAATAAGTTGGCATATATACTATATCGTTAACCTTAAGCGGTTTACCTCTAGCTTTCTTTATACCCTTTATCTCAAGTGCCGATTGCAATGCTACGTTACCTAGCAGTAGGATAAATTTAGGCTTAACTAACTCTATCTCTTTTTGTAGCCAATACCGACAAGCATTTATCTCAGTCTTTGTAGGGTCTTTATCACCAGGTTTTCTACAGTGAACTGCGTAGGTATAATAGTAGTCTTGTATACCTGCACTAGATAACAGATCGTGAACACTCTGACCATACTTGCTACTATAAGCTCTATCACATTCATCATCCTCCCGAGAAGGCGAGTCAATGATAACCATCACTAATGACTTAACATCTGTAGAGTAGTTACCTAATAAGCATACACTTTGGCAACCAGAGGACAGTTTACATTTAGTACAGTTTATATCCCTCATGGCATTATTACCTTATTGTTAGAGTGATCGAGTAGATATCCTGATGGGGTAACTTGGTATACTTCTATACCGCTTTTAATCAATAGTGCTAATGATGTGGTATCTCTGTATGCTACTTCATAATATACAGCTTTAATGCCAGCAGCCATTAGTTTTTCAGCACACACTAGGCACGGTGAGTGTGTTACATAAATTGACTTATCTTTAGCCCATTCACTATTTGGGATAAACCGTATAGCATTATCCTCGGCATGAAGACTTTTACTGCATCCACCACTTGTTGATAAAGGGCAGTGATTACCTTTGCAGTGTTCTTCACCTGATGGTGAGCCATTATAGCCAATAGAAACTACACGGTTCTCTACAACTATAACACAGCCTACATTTAAGCGATGGCAGGTAGACCGTTTTGAGGCTGAACGGGCCATTTCCATAAACATCTGGTTACGACTTATTCTCATAGGGTTGCTTTATTTAGGTGAACCAAAAAGTGTGATGTAGTCATTTACAAACAAGTGTAGGCTTACGATGTGCATAGTAAAAAGTCCAGGCCTAATTTTGTTCCAATAGTCTGGGTCCCTTAGTCTTAGTTGGTCAAGTACCCAAAGTTGTAGTAGTACAGTCAAGTAAATGTCATCTCTAAAGTGTCTAACAAAATCACAAGACCTTAGGTAGTAAGTGATGTGTAACTTATCCTGCCTTACTATAAAATGATACCCTAAACTACATGGTATTCTACCGCCATTAACACAGCCAGTATCCTCTGGGAAAAAGACTGGTAAATAAGCTTGCCTTGTAAGTGGCTGTTCTTTTAAAAGTTTCACCAAGTCGTTAAGATCACCCAATATCGTATCAGGCCTTACACCTCTATTAAACTTAAAGTGGTCATGGTATGGACTTGTAGGGTCACATATAGTACCACTAAGCTCACCTTGATCGGTTAACCCAGCATAAGTCGGCCAATATCTCTCCATATAGTTATGGTTAAATTGACCGTTAGCATCACGGAACTTATCGGCAGAGTGACTGTAGGGCCAGTTTGCCCACTCTTTACCAGGGTTAAGGGGCTCACCACATACTCTTTCCTTAAAGTGGTCATCCGCCCACGGTAAGTTTGGCTGTATTGCTTTAGCTAATACCGACCTGTCTTCAGTCTGAACTTCGCAAGTAAAAGAGTGGTTTAATAACTCATAAGTAGTCATAGCACCTTGTTTTGATATGTCTAAACCTTGCCATTTTTCGGTGTGAACTTTATAAGACTTATTTTTAAGCCTTATTTTAGCATCTTCTATATATACTTCAAAACTCATTTAGGTAATCCTTTGCTAGTTTTATTATTCTTCTTGTTTCTGCTGGGTAAAGTAAAGAGCGAGCCCTATCTCTTGTAACAGTAGCTTGTTTAAACTTTAATATACCCCTATCGTCGTCAAGGTATTTTAACGTCCACCTCATAACATAACGAGAAAACCTATCACTCTTATCGAGTGCCTTATAAAACTCCATAGGAGAGTCATAGAGTGCAGCTGCCGTAAGAAAATACATAGGATGAAGAGTGATATTTGCAAAGTGACAATTTACACTCTTTAGCTTAACCTCTTTAAAGTTAAAACCTGGTATCAAATTGTTATAGATAAAGTAAAGATCAGCAGGAAACTTTTTAAAAAGTTCGGTAGTCCTGTAGAAGATATCCATCTCAGCATGGTCTTTGTCTAGGTGGGAAATAACCACCGACTGTAAACAGGGCCCTCTTGTGCTTACTTTTTCTAATGGGGAGGTTGCACCGGGTTTTATCAAGTGATTATAACAATGGAAAGATGTGCTAGAGTATTTACCTCTTTCTACAAAATAATCCCACATTTGGATAGCCTTGTCATAACTTTCCTGATGTAGGTACAATTTTTTAAGCATACTGATCTTGGTTTTAGTATAGCCAATATCCAATAGATCAATATCGGAGGTTGGTGACTCAAAACGAATACTCCTTGAGCGAAAAATCTTCCTTTCGGCAGCGTATAAGTCACCCGGTTGACCCACTAATAATAAACAAGCATTAAGCCATTGATTAGTTAGCATTAATTATGCCCCCTTTAAAGATATTGATAAGGTTATCATGGTTATTTTTAACCTCCTCTGGCTCGCTAGCTGTTTCAACTACAAACTCGTCACTATATAGTTCAGAGTTAGTATACTCTACTACAGCCAATAAACCTTTAAGTAGGTCATTTTCTGTTATGGTAATTTGTTTATTAGTCATAAGAAGGGTCTTTCAATAAATCTATAAGTACAGGAGCTTTCCAGCCTTGTGGTTTAACTACGTCAAGAACAGAGCCTCTTTTACTTTGAGAACTATCAGTTGCACGAATTTTAGCCATATTGGCTGCATGAACTCTCTCCCAACCCTTAATAAAAGGAAAACCATGTAGATAAGCAGTACCCAATAATACATAAGCTAAGTCTACAAGGCCGTCAAATGCCTTTTCTAAATGCTCTAGAGATTCTGGTGACTGATAACCAGGCAAAGCTATTTGATTAATAGTATTATGATAGTTCTTCATAGCTTCTACATACTCGTCGAGTTCTTCCTGCATAAACTTTATCCTAAAGTCTTCCATATCACCAGGTAAGGCTCGTGGGCCTGACTCATAATCTAGGCCAAACTTCTGATGAAAGAGTGCTATGTCTACTACTGGATTAAAAGCATAAATACGACTTATTAAGTCAGGTATACTATCACCTATCCGGTAAATAAGGTGGGCATTATTAACTGCCCAATCATCATACTCAGCACTAAGTGAGTCGTATTTTTCATCGATTAAGTTTAGATATTCCGGCTCATCATATTCTTTATTTACGTGGCCTTCCATTCTGTTAAGTGCTTTACAGTAAATAAATATAGGCTTAGAGCTATAAAATTGATCTACAAGCTCATCATCTATTTTTGTATTCTTAACTATCAGAGAATAAAGGGTTTGAGACACTACAGGGTGCCGGTCATAAATAACTGACCGTTTATCCTGTAGGTATTTTTTTACTCTTTCGTTAATCTCGCCTGGGTATTTTTCTCTACCTTCACTAGCCC